AAAGGGTGTGGGGTTCATATGTATTTTTCATCTCCTTTCCTTTAGCATGGTTATATTATAACATTATTTAACGTTAAATACAACTTGCAATTTGCACAAATTTAACGTTAAATGATTGTTGGTTTTGCTTAACGTTAAAAACACGGGAGGGAATCATGCCTACATCAAATAGTGATAGAGTGAAAAAAAGCTTGCAAAAATATGCTCGTCCTACCATAACCATTGAAAGAGATAAAAACGAAATATACAAAAAATTCGTTTCTGATAAAGGGTTTCAATCGTTGAATGATTATTTTAATAGTGTTATTGAGTACGATATAAAGTACGGGATTATACCGCGAAAAGAAGAAATAAAAGGGGATTAAAATTGTGTCTATAATTGCAAATAAACAAGATTATTATTTTGGGGCTGCTTTGTGTTCATTATTTAATAGGAATAGTGGCATTCACCAACAATTATAGATTCAAGTGATTCTGATTCACAGATTACGGTTATTTTATGTGCACAATATACAAAGGGGGCGTTTTAATGGCGGTATCAAAGGCACATATAAAAGCAAGTAATAAATACAATCAGGAAAATTACAAACAGTTAAAAGCAAACGTAAAACCGGAAGATTACAACATGATAGATACATTTTGCAATAAAACCGGTATCAGCAAGGCGCAACTGATTGTAAAATCAATAAAATATTGCATTGAAAATGGTATAGAATTAAAATAAGGCTTGAGAAATCAGGCCTTTTATTTTGCCTCTAATGGTATAGGGCTTTTTGTTACGGAAAACCCTTTAGAAAACCGCTGGTTTATAGTCGCCGTAATAACTGCCATAATTATTATAATAATGGGTGTAACTGTTAAAATACGGCGGTTCAACCATTGCATATATCCCACAATAGCGGGATATTCGCAAATGATTATATTTAACTTGTTTTTGTAGTTATTTGCTTATAAAAAACAAATAACACGCATGCAATTAGTTCGAGCTGTGGGAGCTTCTACTTGCTAGAGGCGGCTTGCAAATGCGAACTTATTCGCGTAGCTTTCGGGTTGCCACTCTTGCTCTTGAGGTCTTGCACGCTATTTAATTTTCAAGGTGCATTTTGACTTATACAAATTAGGTCATCCCTGTAATTCGTACCGCCAGCGGCTCGCGCTGTGCGTTTTTGGTGTCCTTTCTGTTTTTGTTCCGTTCCTTTCGATGTATCTATCATACCACACTATAAATACAAAAACAAGTTCTTTTTCATGAAATATTGCACAAATAATCATGAATGTTTTTGTGTAAAACTGATAAGCATGACCAATAGGCCAATGCAGGAAATACACGTATTGCCCATACGGGCGCTGAGACGGCGCGTGCGGGTTTTTGGTGTGTTGTGGCCTGTTGTATGTAAAACTCACTAGGACGCGACACAGGGCGTTGTGGGGTGCTGGGGGATGTGGGGATGCTGGTGATGGTGTCGGTGGTCAAATTTGTTTTGACTGGGCGAAAAACATCGATGGAATCCGGCATTATATTTGTCTTTCCCATTGCATCCGTTGCCGGTGCTGGCATAGCTCAACAGCCGGGGTGATCCGTGTTTGTACTGTTTTTGTAGTAATGGGTACAAACAGCCCGGAGGGGGATATAATCGCGCCATGGGTGCAGGGGGTACATTTACATTTTTAACGTTTTTTTATTTTTAAATATGGATAAAGTACACCCTATCAACATCCAACCTCAATCCAACATCCACCCAAAAATCATCGTAACCGGTATCGTAGAACATCCCCAGAACGAACAACAATCAGGTTATGTCGAGCTTGGCCGGGAAGAATATATGGCAACTTCCTTACCTTATTATATAGCCGGTTTGGGACTGTATTTCGATGAGTACAAAAAAGCAAAAAATTTGTCCAATAAAAAATAAAAAAACCACTTGACTTTGTGCTTATATAGGTGTATAATTTTATTGTAAAGAAAATCCCGATTTGAATGGGTTTTATAAGAAGGCATATAAATACAAAAACAAGTTATTCAAGGAGGCCTCCACGATGAAAGAAAAAACAACTGAAAAAATATCCATCACCATAGCCCCATGGATAGATCAACTGATGCAGGCCAAGCAAATAGAATCTCCCAAAGTAGCTCCTCCGATAATTGACCAAGACTATACAGAGCAGACACATTACAACCGTAATCCAACAGATCCAATCCGTTCACTTGAAGACATTGAAAGATTTAAACAATATTTTCTTACTCGAAAAGGATGGCGCAAAAATAATATTAGAGATTATGCTTACTTTGTATTATCAATTAATGTATCCAGAAGAGCCGGTGACATATTGGGATTGCACGTATACGACATATTAAATCCTGACGGTTCTTTCAAAAAACATATCACATTTGACCACGAGCAGAAGACAGGGAAAAAGTCAACTGTATTTTTGAATTCCAAGGCAATAGATGCATTGATACTGTATTTTAATGCACTTGAACAATATAAAATGTCTGACTGGTTATTTCCAAGTGGCAAGGATAAGAGCAAGCCGATGTCAGTACAAGGGATGAAAAAAATGCTTCAAAGGGCGGCAGAAACATTGAATATTGATATGCATATGGGAACACACTCATTGCGTAAGACAAATCCATATCACATGATAAATAATAGTAATAAAACAGAAGATGAAGTAATGGTTTCTCAATTTTTACAGCACAACGATATAAAAACCACTTATCACTATATAAAAAGAAGCCAAGATGAAATGGATGAGTTCATAGAATCCCACGGTCTATAACAAGTCGCAAACAACTGCTAAACTTGCAAGGGCTTATCACTTCATACATTCCAGTAGTGTACTGTAAAAAATGCAATTAATAATTTATTGAAAGGCTGATTATTATGGAATCAATATGTTCGGTATACATACTAACATTACCAAACAACAAAATTTATGTGGGTTATACATCAATGTCTCCTGACGAACTATGGGCTGATAATGGAGATGTTTATGAGGATAATAAAAGACTGTATCCTGATATTCAGGTTGCTGGTTGGAATAACATAAAACGTGAAATTGTATATATTAATCTAAGTCGTTCTGATGCACTTGAAAAAAAGAAAGAACTCTGTTTAAAGTACAAATCTTATTTGCCGGAGTATGGATATAATCGCCCTTGTGATGCAGGGATCAAAAAAGAAGCAACCAGAAAACAAAATACAATAAAATCAAATGCGGAAGAGAGTGTTACTTCGTATATTGTATATGCTTTGTTGATGCCAAATAAAAAAATCTATATAGGCCTAATTAAGAAAAGAAATGAACATATGATACAATCAGAGGAGTATTATATAGAAAATCAAATATTGTATGAAGATATATGTTCGTATGGATTTGATGAAATAAAGACTGTAATCATATGTGATGAGCTTGATGAAAAGACAGCGTTAAATTTAAGAAAAAATTTAATCAGGAGATATCAAACAAACGAAAATGAATATGGTTACAATAACAATAACTATCAAGCGGTTAGAAAAGATACTGGTAATTATACGGTATATTTACACAAGGTTCCGAATGGAAAAATTTATGTTGGTCAAACATCTAAAACAGTCAAATCAAGATGGGGAGAAAATGGCAATAAATATTCTGAAAACAAAGAATTTTATGATGATATCCAGAAATATGGGTGGGAAAATATTGAACATTTAATTGTTTGCAAAAATTTATTTTATGATCAAGCAATGGAACTTGAAAAATCTTTGATTAGTATTTTCAAATCTAATGAACCAGAATATGGATATAACAAAACAGCTGGTGGCGAAAAGTTTATTGCAAAAACAAAAAAAGATTCTATAACAAAACAAATCCATAATGTAGATAAGTTATATTTAGCTGAAGATAACAAGTATTATCAATCTGAGAAATCATATTTAAATAAAAAAGATCGAAACAGAATTTTGGATGATTATACTATGTCATTTGTAAAAATTACAGATAAAGGATTGTTGGCTATAATCAGAAAAAGAGCGAAACAATATAATAATAATCAACTTATAAAAATGACGGAAATTCTTAAAACAAATGAAAAATACATAACAAATATAATAAAAACAAAAAGATTTGAAAATAATTATGGGAAAATAGGATATATAGAAAAAATAATTCTTAACAAAGCTAATGAATAGTCCACTTAAATAATTTATTCCCCCTGCGGGGGAAAATGTGCAAAGCAAAATATTGACTAGCAAGCTAGTCTTGGCAAATGCCAAAACAATATAAGTAATTTTTATAAACAATGGCGTTTAAAATCAAATTTTATTTTGTAATAATGCCGATATCAATTAAACTGTTGGTTTTTAAACAAGAAAAAGTAAAAAGGACTTTTTCCCCATTATTATATATATGTATTGAATAATGGTAAAATAGTCCATGAAAACAAGAGAGGAGTTTTTTAATTGAGTGTAATGGATATTGATTTGAAGAAAGGGTCATACTTGGAAAGTACATTGGTTGACAAGATCTGTTCTGAAAGACAAAAGCTGTCTTATCACAAGAATAACAAGTTTGCTGGCGGGAAAAATCGAAGTGAATTTTTGAAGGTGCTCAGTAGATATTGCGAGTTTGAATATGACCCAGACAAGAAGAGATATATCATCACAAATACTTATGACATTCCGCAGTCGCCATATACAGACAAGATGCATAAAGGTATCTATGAATATTTAGCGCCGCTAATTCTGTTTCATGTTTACTACGAAGCCGATGGCCAGAAGTTTACTGGAACATCTGCTGATCTCGCAAGGTCAATCAAGGTGGTAAATCACAATTATAATGTCATGAAATATAATCAGGAAGATGTTAAATTGTCATTGGGACTGGATAAGAACATCATTTTAGAGTATTTCAGCAAGCTGGATAATTGTGTAGCTGAATATCTCAGTAGATGTTTGAAGTATCTGGAAAGCACTGGGGCAATAGATTATAGCGAAACACGCATGATTGGTGTTATGCCTAAAAATGCTGTAATTGATAATTGGCATATCATTGTTGAGCCAGCGGAAATCAGAAAGGCAACCGAACAGGAAATCAGAGATTATTTTGAAATGAGCGGAAAAGTAAGTGAAGAATTGCATATTATATCTAACCAGGAGAAATGGTACGGGAAAAAAGGGCTTCGATACAAAACAGAAATTTCGAGGTTGCTTCGGAGTGAAGGATTATTATTCATGTGCAAGGCATTTGAAATTTCTGTGAAGGACGCTGAATGCTGTAAAAATATATTTCGGAGCTTCCGGGATAAGACTATTGACCAGCGCCAGCAGGAAGTCGGTATGATCTTAAAGGCGATTATGGATGGCAATGCAGAAAAGAGAGCGGCAAGGAAACAGAATCTTAAAGTAGATTACATTGGTCAATTCAAACAGCTGTCTGATATTACCTTGCTATATGATGCGGAGGATATATTTAAGTCATTGCCATCAGTGAAGGATAAAAATTATCAAGACATTTTGCATGAGAGATATGGGTATGCGGTTGAATATGGGCTTGGAAGCAAAGTTAAAAGTCATCAAAGCTAATGAATAGTCCACTTAAATAATTTATCCCCCTGCGGGGGAAAATGTGCAAAGCAATATTGACTAGCAAGCTAGTCTTGGCAAATGCCAAAACAATATAAGTAATTTTTAATATTATATCTAATTATATATAAGTGCTATTCTGAATCTAGTCACAGTTCTGACGTAAACAAAGAGGAGGTCGCTGCCCTGCGGGTTGCTCCCATAAGGATATAGAAAAAGTAAAAAGGACTTTTTCCCCATTATTATATATATATGTATTGAATAATGGTAAAATAGTCCATGAAAACAAGAGAGGAGTTTTTTAATTGAGTGTAAAGGATGTTGCTTTGAAGAAAGGGTCATACGTTGATGCTGTTTCGATGTCAGATGATGAAGAACTGTACTGATTGAGCTTAAAATCAAATTTGAGCTGAATTCGCCCTGTGTAGCAGTTAAAAACTCAGCACTATATAGTTAGGGGGATATCTCAATATACCCCCAGCTATATATGATGAAAAATCAACGTAATTAAATGAAGAAATGAGGTAAGTATATGGTTCAATGTCAAAAGGAAGAAAACGAATATATCGAATACATTCCTTGCTATTACTTTTGTGTTCATGCAGTGCATGATACGTTCACATAAGATGGTGAGCAGCATACTGGTAGCCCTGCAATAGGGTATTCAGATGAAAAGCATCAGGAGAACGTATAATGATGTTCGTTCTGTGGGGATTTTCATTGTATGAATGCGAATAGAGGGATAGAAAACTGGTGTGATTAGGGATTAAGATAGTTTAATCAATTATGGATGATAAAAAATCGGATGTAAATATTCAAAGCAATTTAAAACGAAAGGATTTGATAAAAATGGAAATTTACAAGGTGAAGGATTATAAGGTTTTTGCAAATGAACTCTGCAAGAGAACAGGATGCAACGTGATTATTAAGTTAATGAGCGGTAAAGATCATGTGCATTATCAATTAAATAAAATGGGATTATCTCTTGGCGTTCTGTGTGTAGACCGAGGAGAAATGTCATTTGCTCCATTTGAAAGACTCGAAACTGCAAAGAATGAACAATTTATTAACGCACAATATCTTCCGCTGTTTGATGATTTTGTGAACCTGTTGACAGTGTTTAGGGAGATGTTTGTTGAATAAGGATGATATGGAGATGAAGAAGATCGAATATGTCAAGAGAGAACATGTCCTTGCGAAAGCTGCACCGTGGCCGGGAGCCTGCTGCAATTTAATATCATCGTGGGATGTAATGCATATTAAAGCAGAAGATGTTATGCCAGTAGTACATGGTCGCTGGATCGGCGGCAATCTGAATCCATTGAGCGGTGAATATCATTCCGAATGCTCGGTATGTCACAAATTGAGAACGCCAGATAATTATTGTCCTAATTGCGGTGCAAAGATGGATTGAATTGGAGAAAATAATGGAACTGATTGACAGGGAAAAACTGCTCGAAAAGATTCGAGAACAGAAAAACGATTTGACCAGATATTGCTGTGGTTATACATATTTGATGCGAGATAAACAGATCAATTATGACCATCTGGAACGTATAGAGGAAATGATCGCAGACGAGCCGGTTGTTGAGGATGCTGCGCCGGTGAAGTGCGGATATTGGCGCAATTTTGGCCATTGTGTCTCATATAAACCTATGGAAACAGCTGTTTGTTCTGTTTGCGGGGTGCATAGCCCCGTTGGGGATTATGCGGTGGATAGGCCAGCTATAAACTATTGTCCTTGTTGCGGTGCGAAAATGAAACAGGAAAAAATGATCAGAAATGAGTAGTTAGAATGCACAGTCAAAGAAACCTGGGAGAAATATTGGACTTAACAAAAGAGGAAGGTTGATTAAATGAAACTGAGTAAAGTTCAACAGGAAGCAGTTGATTTTTATAAAGGTTCCTGTAACGTGATAGCAGCTGCTGGGAGCGGTAAAACCGCTGTACTTGTAAACAGGATCGTGAAACTGATTGAAGATCATAATGTTGAACCAAGTAAGATTTTGGCAATTACTTTCAGCAAAAAAGCTAAGGAAAATATGATAAACCGACTTACGAAGATGATTCCAAATGCCGCAAAGTTTATTAATATTGAAACTTTTCATTCGTTTGGATTTCGAGTTGTAAGGAAATTCAACAAAGAAGATTTTGATATTCTTGATGCAGACTGGAAGAAAGTGAAGATCATTGAAGAAATCTTGGAACGCTATCACCGGGAGAAAGACGCAACCGGGCAGGAAATTTCAGATATTTTGAGTTACATATCTCTTCAAAAGAACCAAATGAAGTCTCCAGATAGGTCAAAAAACGGAAGAATATATAATCGTTATGAAGAATATAAAGCGAAGCATAATCTTCTGGATTTCGATGATATGCTGGTAAAATGCTATGAAATTTTAAAAAATAACAGCAAGGGACTGAAATACTGTCAGGAACAATATCAGTTTATTTTAGCGGATGAAATGCAGGACACAAACGCTGTGCAATATGAAATTATCAGGCTTATAGGCGAAAAGCATAAGAATGTTTTCGTTGTCGGAGACGGATTGCAGGCGATTTATCAATGGCGTGGAAGTGATAACCGATACATAATGAATTTTGACGATGATTGGCCAAACACAAAGATTATCCACTTGAACAAGAATTATCGCAGCAGCGCTGATATTATTGAAACAGCAAATCAATTCGCCCAATATATACCAGAGTCAAAGCACCGACACTATGTTGAGAGTATTGCGAACAAAGGTAGGCTTGAAAGACCTCATTATGTACGCTATTCAGATGGATTTGCGGAAGCAAATGGGATTGCTCAGAAAATACATGAGTATGTCGATTCTGGATACAAATATAAAGATATTGCGATTCTGACACGTACAAATGCACAGTTACAGAATTTTGAAACATCTCTTTGCCAGCAAAAGATACCTTATACAACATTAGATGGCAGCTCCTTTATTGACCGTAATGAGATAAAAACCGTACTTTGTTATTTGAGATTAATTTGCGATATTAATGACGACGAAGCGTTTGAATTTGTCTATAACCGTCCAAACAGGTACTTGGGAAAAGACTTTTTGCGGGAATTAAAGCGGATTGCAAGAAAAGATAATATCTCGTTATACTGTGCAATGTTTAAGCTTTGTGATACAAATTGGAGATATAGAAATCCTGTCAATTCAATTCATGCTGTTGTCAAATCTATTAGTGAAAGTAATTATAAAAACGTTGGCTGCATAATTAAGGATTTGAGAGAAAAATTAGACCTTGATTCGTATGTTTCAAAAGGGACAAGCGATAATGATGATAGTCGAGTTGATAATTTGAATACGCTTGAGCACAGCGCTTCGAGATATAAAGATGCAGATAAATTTATTTATGGATTATCAAAATTAAAAAAGGAAAAAAGTAAGAATGCAAATTCTGTACAGTTAATGACAATACATAAATCAAAGGGATTAGAGTTTCCGATTGTGTTTGTTGCCGGAGCGGATCAAGGGTTACTTCCACATGCGAAAAATGACAATGTAGATGAAGAAAAAAGACTTATGTATGTTGCCATTACAAGGGCAGAGAAAATACTAAACGTTTCTTCTACTGAAAGTTACAATGGAAAAGATATGCAGGAAAGTGATTTCGTAAAATATCTGTTTCGTTCAAATGCAGATGAATATGATTCAAAAAGGAGGAATGCGTTATAAAAAGGAGAACGTCAATATGAAAAATGAAAGAAAAATATGTGTAGATTGTTTTTGGTATGAGCAATGTGGAGATGATACACCATGTTCTTTTTTTGACAGTATAGTTGATGACAATGGTGAGTCAATAATTGAAAATAATTGGTTAGAGTTTATTGATGAATATAACGAATATATAGAAGAATGGAGATAATAATTTGAATAATATAAGTTGCATTGATGGATTAGGCATGGCTAGTTCTGTTCAAGTTGCAGAATATTTTGGGATAACAAAAGCCGCACTACAGAAAGCTCGTACAAAAATAAAATCGGAACTAGATGACCTTGGTGTTTCTACTCTTCCGTGCAAACAGGTAATTGCTCGTTGTAAACAATATAAGAAAATCGATCCAGTTACATATGAAGTGTTTCTCGAAAACGGGGAATCAATTATAATTGCGTCTACATTAACGTACTATACCATAAAAGGAATTGAGCGAGTCAGAAAAGAACTTGTCTCATTGGGAATTATTGGACGGGATTCTGACGCAGTGAGTGATGATGTGAATTCAGACTTGTTATGGAAAAGAAATGACGATAACAAAGTGACTGATTTGAAGATTTTCAATTATGAAGAACGCAAGATTCGGATACTTATGCAAGACGGGGAGCCATGGTGGGTGCTGTCGGATGTGTGCAAGGTGCTGAATATTGAACGAGTGGACAGTGCCGCAAGGCGGCTTGATCCTGATGAAAAGGGTACTCATCTGGTGAGCACCCTTGGCGGCAACCAGAAAATGACCATTATTAACGAAAGCGGACTGTACGATGTCCTGCTCCGGTCAGACAAGCCAGAAGCAAAGCCATTTAAACGTTGGATAACACATGAAGTCCTGCCCTCCATCAGAAAACACGGCGGTTATATTGCCGGTCAGGAGCAGATGTCTGGAGAAGAATTGATGGCAAGAGCTTTGTTGTTTGCACAAAGCAAAATTAGTGATTTGGAATCAAAAAATAGGCAGTTAGCGGATAAAATAGAAAGCGATAAAGTAAAGGTTGAATTTGCTCAAACTGTAGGCTCATGTAAAGATACGATGGCGGTTGGAGTTTATGCTAAACTCTTGTACGATCAGCACAGAATTAATATGGGAAGAAATCAGCTGTTCTGTTATTTGCGTGATAAAAAGATTTTAGACAAATCAAATATTCCATATCAAAAATATATTGATGCCGGGTGGTTTAAGGTAGTTAATAAACCGAATCCGGAGATCAAAAGGAATATTCCAGTAACGCGAATTACTGCTAAGGGTCAACAAAAGTTATATGAATTGATTGCAAAAGATTTTAACAGATAAGGGGTGATACTGTGATTTATCTTGATAATGCAGCAACAACAAAAGTATCTGAGGAAGCATTCAGGGCTGCTTCATTTGCAGTGCATGAATGTTATGGTAATCCAAGCAGTATACATAGTGCTGGAAGATCAGCAACAAAGATTGTTGATAATGCCCGGCATCAGATTGCCAGTTTTATCGGTGCAAATCCCAGTGAAATTATTTTTACTTCTGGAGGAAGTGAAAGCGATAATTTAGCATTGTTTGGAATCGCGCCATATTTGAAATCCGTTGGAAAGACAACGATCATTACAAGTCTGATTGAGCATCACGCCGTTCTTAATGCTTGTAAAGCCCTTGAGAAAGATGGATTTAAGATTATTTATATGCCTGTTGACCAGGACGGGCGCGTTGACATTGAAGAGCTGGAAAGAGTTATGGACATTTTCAAGGATACACTTGGATTGGTTTGCATTATGGCTGTAAATAACGAAATTGGTTCGATTCAGCTAATTGATGATATTGGTAATCTCTGTTCTGATCATAATGTATTTTTCATGACCGATGCAGTCCAGGGATTGGGGCATATACCTATTGATGTGAATGTAAGTCATATTGATTTAATGGCAATGTCAGGCCATAAGATTAATGCAATGAAGGGTGTTGGTGCGCTCTATGTCAGAAAAGGCATCAATTTAAAATCTATTATCGTTGGTGGTAGTCAAGAACAGAATTTGCGTGCCGGAACCGAAAATGTGCCTGGTATTGCATCTATGGGCAAGGCGGTAGAGATACTTAGTAGGACAATGGATGAGGACAGGGATCGGTATGAGATCTTGCGTTCAGTTTTTTTGGATAAACTCGATCAGCTCGGCGTGAAGTACATCGTAAATGCTGATGGAGGTGTTCCCAATATCATTAGTCTAACATTGCCGGGATGTGAAAGCGAAGCAATGTTGTTATTGTTGAGCGAAAGAGGAGTTTGTGTTTCTGCTGGATCGGCGTGTATGGCTGGATCACTTGAATCCTCTCATGTTTTGAAAGCGTTATATCTTGATGATAGAGACGCAAGCTGTACTATTAGAATCTCGATGGGTGATAACTTGCCGAATGAAATGATTCAGACCGCCCAGGCGATTTGTGAGTGCATAACACAACTCAAGTCAATGATTCATGGTAATGGAAAAGAATGATGAACAGTGGTGCGGTACTCATTATGACAATATAGATTATTCTTGTCGTTTGGAGTTTTCTGCATATAATGGAATTAGAAACGCCAAGACTAAAAGGATATATGCTCTTCATGCAGGAGCAAATGAGTAATTGCAAGTTTGCATGTATGTTAATGGGAAAAACAAAAATAACAGAATACATAGATGTGTTGCTGAAAACGTTTCTGCCATATCCACATTATATGGTGTGCCAAAACGAACAGAGAAGATGTAAAATCATACGAAAACACTATATTGCTAAAAGAAGGGGATGAAGTGCAATAGAAAATATTAGCTAAACCATTTGGAGTAAGTATCTGTTTAATATCAAGAATAGTAGAAAAATGAAGTATGGACACATATTTAAAGAGGAGATTGAAAATGGTAAAGATTATTAATGGTAACTTGTTGGATGCAAAGGAAACCTATATCGTTTATCGAGTGAATTGCTATGGAACAATGGGGAATAAAACTGCTTTACAAATTAAAAACAAGTATCCACACGTATATCAGCGATATCATGAGTATTGTGAAGATCATCATACAAAGAATCTTCTTGGCAAGATATTGGTGATACCTACTTGTGACGGCAAGGTAATTTGCAATTTGTTTGTACAGGAGCGATTTGGGTCTGGAAAGCAGTATACGGATATTGCTGCGTTGAGTAAAGCTATGAATAGTCTTTCTAAGATTGTTCCCGTGTCTGAGCCGATTGCTATGCCTTATATGATTGGTTGCGGGAATGGTGGTGCAGGCTGGCCTATTGTTCACCAGCTTATTCAGGACATTTTAAAAAAACATACGGTTGTGCTTTATAAGAATTGATAAAATACGATTATTTCTTCAAATTGGAGGTTGGTTAGTTGGTAAAATGTGAAATTTGTGGAAAGAAAATTGATAAAAGCCGCTTCATTGGTAAGACTCTTTGCAGTAATAAATGTTTTAATATAAGTTTCTGGCGAAAAATTATTGCCGAGAAAGATAATCATATCATTATTCATGGGGAATGTTATTGCGATGGTGGTGAGAATAGCCCTGGACCGTTCCGTGGATTCTCTGGTCGTAGATTCTGGATTAAATTTAAGGATGGTTCAACATTAGCCACAAATAATTTGTGGTATCAGGGTAAGATTCCTGACAAATTTCGTGATGAGCTTCCTGATACAGCAGAGTTTTATAATCCAGAATACATTAAATTCGCAAATGGTCTTAAATCCAAATTTTGATCGGAGGGATCAAATGCTTAAGAACGGAGTTAATATTCCATCTTTAGATGGAAAGGACATTTACATATCCAATAACTGTATTCGTCAAACAGTAAATGAGAATGGAATCCCGGTGGGTTTTCGCCTTAGAAATCAAGCTGGTAATTACAATTTACGACGGTTTATCAACACCTTGGATTATAGCCTTGATTTGATTAAAATGCAGGAAGTATTTGCTCAAGTTTGCCCCAGTGAAACGTTTTCATTTTATGCGAATAAAAAGGACTATACTTATAGAGTAATCAATGTAACATTTAAATATAGCAATAAACTGTTCAATAAGGTACAAAAAGGTGACAGAATTTTCTATATTGGTTATAAGTATATTTTTGATGAACTGATATTTCACGATTGTGTTGCTTTTTCAAACGGGGAGCTTGCTGGTATTGAGGTTGGTGCTCATGTAGAAAATGCTATTCCAGAAGATGTGTTGAAAGTGGCTTTTATATTCGATGCTGATATGTCTGTATACAAAGCAAAAAATAACATTTCTACAATTAATGGTGTAGCTAACATTCGCGAAGAATTGTATAAAAACGGATTTTATTGCGATGGTATTAAGTATGTGCGGTTTAAGCGAAGTGCTGGTTCAAGCCGTGTTGGTAAATGTCTGTTTATTGATGAAAGATTGTATTCTAAAATGCATAAGTGGGAATTGTGTGGAATCAAGGTTAAAGACGGGCAGGATATTGACTTGGCTGCGTTGGAACCATATATTGCCCTCACACTGAGTAGTATTGTAGATACCATTCAATTACGTCCGGAAAATATCCTTGTAATTGATGATTACAGGAGTGTATTTCATGATAAGGTCGCAGCCACACGCTTTATTAATGGACGCTTAGCAACCAAGATTGAAGATGTTGAAATATCGAATAGCATTTGGGATGGGCAGTCACTTATGGATAGGAGTATGTTCTTGGTATTTCAGGAACATCAAAAGCAGATAATGGCTAATGCTAGAGAACATGGTATGCTTTTATTACGTGGCAGGTTTTTTAAGTCATGTTGCTTTAATGCTAACATTCAGCAATGGTTTAAGGATAATGGTATCACTAAAGTAGAACAGTTAAATGGTCAGACAAGAGCAAAATGTATTGAAGATATAAAACTAATTACTACGCCTAGTTCTATCAAGTATGTGAAGTTCGGTACATTGGACGAGTGGTTGGATAGTCTCGAGTCAAAATTTGGCGTTGTAAAATATGAAAAACCAACACACTTCTTTGATGGCCGTATGGTACAGACGCATTATCAATTATTAAATACACTTCAGATGACTTGCAATGAGGTTTTTGAACTTGTAAAACCTTCAATAGATTTTGCAGAGTTAATCAAGAGCGATCCAGCAGCTTTAAGATTTCAAATAAGCTATTCTTATCGTTCAGCAGACCAAATTCATTATACAGATGATATAGTTTCAAAGAATGATATTATATATAACTTGCTTGGGATTACAGATAAATTTGCAAGCACGAAAATGTATATTGAGTTTTGTAATGATTTAATTAAATCGTATATTAAGAATTTGCGTTGTGGACATATTCTTGTTCAAGGAAATTATAGCACTCTATGCGGCAATCCTATTGAAATGCTAAAACAATCGATTGGAAGATTTGATGGCAATTCAGTAATTGATTGTGAGACCGTTCATTCTACTAGATTCAATGATGGAGAAGAACTTCTCGGATGCCGCAGCCCCCATGTGACAATGGGTAATGTTTTACTTACGAAGAATGTATTCCGTGACGAAATTAATAGATATATGAATCCTACAAATGAGATTGTATATATCAACAGTATCAAAGAAAATGTGCTGGAACGTCTTTCCGGTGCGGATTTTGATAGTGATACAATGTTGCTTACAAACAATAAGATACTCATTCGGGCAGCAAAGAGGAATTATACAAATTTCCCTGTTCCAACAAAATTGGTTGAAGGGGCTGTTCATAAAAGAAAATATACAGATGAAGAAAAAGCTGATCTTGATATTAAAACCAGTGTAAATAAGATTGGGGAAATTATAAATTTGTCGCAGGAACTCAATTCTATTTTATGGGACAGGATTTTTAATGGCGCAAGTATTGAATCTGTTATGGATTTGTACTGCGATATTGCCCAATTAGATGTAATGAGTAATCTGGAAATTGATTCTGCTAAACGCGAAAATCCAGCGGATAACACATTTGAGCTGCAATGCTTAAAGAAAAAGTACGATGTGAGAGACAAGAAGAACAGACACATTAGACCAATGTTCTTTAAGTATATAGATGGCTATAAAGGATATCGTGATGATTATTATGTATACCGCGAGAAAGATAATGAATTTGTAAAGCAATGTGTATTGGAAAGTTTTAAAGAGGTTCAGGAAATAAAGAAAAAAGATAGTGGTGTTCATATTGAGCGAGGAAGGATGTCGTATAAAAAGCATGAAACGAGTATGGATTATCTTGAAATCTGCATTAATAAATTCAGAATGCCTAGAAAAGAGAAATTCAAACTAAGTTCTATACTAATTCAAGAAAACGATGTGGACGGAGAGTATTGTGCGGATCACGAAAGAAGAATTGTTGAAATGGTAAGAGATTTAAGGTGCAAAACAAAAGGTATATGGAATGACGATAATTTTACGAACGGAGAAAAGCGAGAATTAGCAAGCAATCTTCGCAGCGAATACATATTTGAAGCACAAAAAATAAATATATCGGATAAGACTGTCTTTGAAATCCTTAGCAAGATCGAAAAGGACTATAAAGATGTTGCAAGATACCTGTTTTTATTTCTGATGGATAAGTCGAATTACAGAATGAGGAATTCGTTGATAAATATTATTCAAGATTTAAGCGAACCTGTTGCTGCTTTAAGAGAATCTAGTGACGGAGATATTAGGGTTTTTGATTATTTATATGGAAAGGAGTTTTCGATTATGCCGTATGATGATAAAAATGAATTTAGAAAGTTCGTTCAAAAATTTTTAGGCGATTATGGTCTTAGAGTTGATTGGCTTGCAAAAAAAACTGGAATTTTACCGCGCGATTTTAGTTCCTATATAAATGGAAAGCGAAATTTATCAAAATCAAAAAGAATAAATCTTTATAGAAAAATATTAGAATACGAAGACCGGAACAATGGTTTTTGATGTTTTGCGAGTTTAAAGTCGCAAGATAGATTTTTGTTCATGAAGAAGTATCCCCGATTTGGGCACTTTTCATGATTCGCTAAGTGTGCAGAAGGGATAGAAAGAAATCTGCCAATTAGGGGGCTTCTTTTCTGTTCTCAAATATATTGTAAGGGACTGAGATGATTTGATTATTATTACAAAGCAAGAAGCTGAACGTGTTCGAGAAGTGTTCCCTAGAGCGGAAATCACCAGAACTTGCGTCCAGAAGAGTAAGCGACACCATTATTATCTTCCAGAGATGGAGAGGTATTTGCGGCTGATTATGGATTCAAATTGTTCAGCGGCAAGAATTTGTCGTAAGATTGACAGTAGCCGTCACAAACGTAGAAATCGATATTGATAAAACTAATTGAATACGAAAGGATATGATGAAATGATTAATAATTTTATGTGTGATACTTGTGGTCATGTCGTTGTATGTGATAAGCTGAAGGCCCTTATGAAATTTCATGAAACAGCGAAGAAAGACCTTGGCATTGAACTGACCATGGATACTTGCGAAGATTATGCAGTTGAAACAGCTGAAGACGCTGGCAATGATTGATGACATAAGTCGTTGATTTAATCAGATAGAGAGATGCGACGCATGGCGGGGTATGCTCCCGCCACTTCTCCTGAAATTGATTTGTAAAGGAGACATATTAATTGAACAATATTCAAATTTTTAAAAATGAAGAATTTGGTGAGATTCGGACAGTTGAATTGAATGGTGAGCCGTGGATGGTCGGAAAAGATGTTGCGGCAGCACTTGGATACGAAAGATCGACAAAAGCAATTCAAGACCATGTGGATGACGAAGACAAAGATGAAGTCCCGATTCAGGACTCCATCGGAAGGATGCAAAAAACGCCCATCATTAACGAATCCGGCCTGTATTCTCTGGTGCTGTCCAGCAAACTTCCCGGCGCGAAGAAGTTCCGCCGCTGGGTAACTTCCGAGGTACTTCCCTCTATCAGGCGGAATGGTGGTTACATTGCGGGGCAGGAATGTATGACTGACGAGGAATTGATGGCAAGAGCATTGGTGATTGCACAGAATAAAATTGAGGAGCGAAATCAGCGGATTTCAGTTTTAGAAGCCGAAAACAAACAACAACAAGAAACCATCTCTATTATGAAACCCAAAGCCCTGTTTGCGGACTCAGTATCTGTGTCAAAAAATTCTATCTTAATGAGAGATATGGCAAAAATCCTGGTACAGAATGGCATTAAGACGGGACAAAATCGGTTATTTGATCATCTGAGAAATGAAGGATATTTGATTAAATGTCGTGGAAGCAGCTACAATATGCCGACGCAACGTGCAATGGAAATGGGTCTATTTGAAGTAAAAGAAGATGTTGTTACAACTCCGAATGGTGATACTTTCACATCCAGAACTACATATGTAACCGGTAAAGGGCAGCAATATTTTGTGAACTTGTTTGTAAGAAATAAGTGAAGAAGTTTCATTAACAGCTACTCGTCTCAATATTAAATTTAATACATAAAGGAATGAGGTATACAATGAATAGAAAGGAATTGATTAATGACATTGCAAGCAGAACAGGTAAGATGAAGAAGGATATAGCTATATTTGTCGATGCATATGAATCTGCTATTATGGATTCATTGCGCGGTGGAGATTCTGTTTTGTTGCATGGATTTATGCGTATTGAGCATAAAACAAAGAAGGAATATATTGGACATACTTTTGGGAAAAAGGATGCAAAAATCATCCCGGAACGACAATATGTGAAGATTCGTCCCGGTACTGCGCTTACAGAATGCGTAAAATAAATCACGGCGTGGAAGGGTAAATAGTCTTTTCGCGCTTATATATTGCGGATTGGAGGAGTATGTTTAACGGCTCATAAGCCGTAGACATCAGTTCAAATCTGATACCCGCAACCACAAAGGGGATGTAACCCACAAAGGTAATGGGATGAGAGGAATCAAATGGACTTCTCGTGATTACAAATATGAACTACATAAGTGCGGTAGTACCCCTCATATGCTGGTGTGGCGGAATTGGTAGACACAGCAGATTCAAAATCTGCCGACAGTAGTGTAGTGTGGGATCGAATCCCATCACTAGTACCAATGTCAGTGATATTATTGTAGATTAAGACTTTTGGATTGGAATAACAGGATCACCGGGTTCTATCAGCATTTCGCTCACACCCCGTTGTAAGGCGAGGTGTGAGAAACTTTAATTTGGTATTGACTTCTGGCGTTCTTATTTATTTAATTAAGTAAATATTTGCAAGTCCATATATGGGTTCACCGCCTATTGGTACACCTGTTATTTCGATTTTTACGGTTTTTGTATTATATATAGGAACAGAAATTGGATCTATTGGCATCTCAGCATAAAGATCTACTGATTTACCTTCTATAAATATTCCATTTGAATTTCTATAGGAAATTTTTAGAGTTCTGTTACCTGATGGTGTATTATCTATATGACCAGGAATAAGAGAAAGTTCTGAATAATTTTCGTTGCAGGCTATACTAACAGATCCGGCAGCAGCACTTTTGAGTACAATTCCGTTGAAATAATCTTGATGGCTCATCGTAAAATGTGAGCTGCCATCATAAATTTTATAATTTGAATTGTCATATAATAGTCCTAGGGCGTGTTGAATAATGCATAAAGTTGTTATAAAATGGTATAGAGTAACAACAGCAGGAGGAAAATTAGGATGCAGCGACACGATGTACCGGTTATCCAGCGAGGAGACTTGACAGATGAACAGTGGGAGCGTATAAGTTCCTATTTTACGGGTAGCAAAAAGGGGCGGCCATTCAACGATGTGCGTCAAACAGTGAATGGGATTTTATGGATTCTTCGCACAGGAGCACCATGGAGAGATCTGCCCGCCATTTATGGTGAATGGAACGCTGTCTACAAAAATTATAGCAAATGGGAATCTACGGGAGTTTTTGAGACGCTTTTCAAAAAACTTTCGGAAAACGCTGATATGCAGGACGTCAGTATAGATAGTTCCTGCTGTAAAGCGCATCAGCACAGCGCTGGTGCGAAAAAAGGGGGCCCAATACAGCCGTAAACGAGCATATCGGGATGACTCGAGGTGGACGTAACACAAAAATCCATGCGATTGTAGATGGATTGGGCAATCCCCTATATGTTCAGCTTTCTGGCGGGCAGGTTAGTGATATCTCGGTGGCTTATGATCTTCTGGATCAGATCGATCCAAAAGGTTCAATTGTCATGGCAGATAAGGCCTATGGTGCGGCAGAACTTCGCATGAAAATTGAGGCATCAGGGGCATCTTATTGTATTCCCCCTAAGTCCAACGCAAAGGATCCTTGGGAGGTTGACTGGTGGCAATATAAGGAACGCAGTCGCGTAGAATGTTTCTTTCAGAAAATCAAAACCTATAGGCGGATTGCCACACGTTATGAGAAATTGGCTACTCGCTTCCTGGCATTTGTCCATCTGGCCTGCATATTAATTTGGCTGATGTGAATAAAAATCCATTATTCAACACGCCCTAAATCAATTACATTAACTTTTTCAGGTGTAGCTTGTCCATACAGAATAACTTCGTCTTTATACATTATAGATTCTGGAAGAAATGTATTTAACAAATTTTCTGAGTAATATATGTGTCCATCAATAATCGCTATATGATTTTTCATTGTTGAGTCAATGCTTTCACCTAAAATCTTCAATTTAGGACTAAATAATATTGCGGTTGTTTGTTTTTTTAATTCCTTTAATTCTGCTATCAGATGTTCATTTTCTGTTTCTGTTGCAGAAACAGATACGGAAGTTTGTGATAACATATCTAGCAGTTCATCAGTAGTATATGTTTCTATTAATGATTCATTCTTTCCAATGGAGATTAGATATTTTCGCAATCCATCTAATATATTGTTATAGTTTGTTTGTTCATGCGTCATGTTATTAGCGATCATAGATAATTGATCGAAAGGTGTTTCTAACGATAAGATTTCCTCGCTAATAAGTCCAGATGAAACCATTAAACTTTCGATGTAGGATGAAATATTATTATATGTAACAGCATCGTGAAGTTGGTATGACTTAGTAAACATCCCTAATACAAATCCAGCAGTAGCGCCTATAATAGCCGCAAATGTAGCATTATTTGTCAAATTTTTTAGCTTTCTCCCAATGTTATTCATTTTATTACCTCCTACTACGTGATTTGACTATAAATATAATATCACAAATTTGATATAAATGCAAGAAAATTTTATAGAGGTATAGCCAAGCGATAAGGACTGTGAGCTTTGGATACATGATCGTAGGTTTGATTCCTACTACATCTGCCATGGTTGATTGACAAACAAAATTATATGTGATATAATTATATAAATCAAGTAGTTGATGTTATGTGCAAACAAAATATTGTTGTTTTGGATTAAAAAAATAATGTATGAAACTTGAAGGTGAGTATTGTGGCTAAAAAGAAATATTATGCTGTTCGAGCAGGAAAAGTCTCTGGAATATATAATACTTGGGAAGAATGTAAGGCGCAAGTGGATGGCGTTTCTGGCGCATCATATAAATCGTTTCCTTCATTAGAAGAAGCAGAACAATATATCAATGAGACAGATGAAGAAGTTGTAGAAGAAAGTGTTGAGGTGTTTTCATCTAGTGATTTTAATAGCCAAGTGGAGAAACGTATAGCTGATCTCTGCGAAAATGAGATTATAGCCTTTGTTGATGGAAGTTATGATGTGACTGGAGAAAAATCTGCGTTTGGTGCGATTATACTCAGTTATGGTGGAAACAGAGATGTTTTGTATAAGTCCTTTACAAAACAATTAGGTGAGGACTTTATATCACTTAGAAATGTTGCTGCCGAATTGGAAGGAGTTAAAGAAGCAATTAATTGGGCTGTCCAATATAATAAGACTAGCATTTCGGTCTATTATGATTATGAAGGTATAGAAAAATGGGCAACTGGTCAATGGAAAGCTAAGAAGACAATAACTAAAGAATATGTGCGCTTTATTCAGGAAAAAAGAAATTTTTTGCAAATTGGCTTCATAAAAGTTCCCGCGCATTCTGGCGTTAAATTAAATGAAGAGGCCGATGCGATTGCTAAAAATGCGCTATTGGCAAAAGGATATAAAACATTTAATGATGGTTCTGTTTATTTTGTGGGTTATAATGCACAAGATTGGGAAACAATTATTCAATGTATCAATGACGAAAACACCGGATTGGTAGAAGAAACGATTTTTCCTCTCGTTCTTAGCAAAGAGACAATAGGTATACGAGAAAAGATCAAGGTTAAACAATCTAAAAATACAGTTGTTATTAATTGTTACAACAACTCGAAATCTTATGTACAAGGAAGACAAACTGCATTATTCCAGAAGATTATTGCAACCGCAATCGAATTATTAGGAAATAAACAGGCGGTAATCGAAACTCTAAACAACTATCATGCGCTGACTCTTAAAGCAGAGGAAGTAGAAATATGTTTTGAGCAAAAGTTGCCACATTATATCCATGAATCCCAAAAACATTATGCGAATCTTTTATCAGCGGTTTATAATACTATGTTGACAGGTTATATGCCAGATTATACGTGTTTGGTAACTCCGATATTTAGAGCATATGAATACTATTTACATAGGATACTTGGAGATAAAATGGGTTTAGATACAGAAACTGACAAAGGAACTAATAGATTTTCGTTTTTTTCCAAAAACAATGTGGGATTATACGAATGTAATTGTCATGAAGCAAACCTGCTATCCAACCAACAACTAAATTATTTGAATACACTTTATACTAAGTATAATAGTGTTCGACATCCATACTCGCATTGGTCGGTTAGTGATATCGATACTGCAGTCATTATAGATATCGATACTGCCAGAGGTATTTTAGCTGATGGTCTCAATCTTGTTGATCAATACTATACTTTGTTTAAATAAATGATTTAATTGAAAGGAGGTGTCGTAATGAATGAAGCTGTTTACAATCAAATTACAGATAAGAATTACATTGGCATTGTTACAATTCTTGATTACGAGACCTCTGTGCGCAAATGCTTATCCAATATTTTGATTTGCACTAAAAATAGAATTGAACGTAAGGTCATAGTTGATTTAGCTTTGAAAGTAGGTATCAGCAAGTATAGATTTGTAGTGTGTGACATAACTGATGATGGAAAAATCCAGTGGAATAGCAGCGAGTATGTTGCACCATGTGATTGTATAGTGCGATTAGCAAACAGTTTTATAAAGCAAAAAAAAGATGTTTTATCTAATTCTATGTTGTCAAATTCTGTACAGGATGCATTACTGAGAAGTTAATCTGAATAATATCGTAGCAACTATTACCATAATGGTTTGTGAATAAATTTATGTGTTATATTATATATTTTAGATTATTAAATTTGTAAAGAAGATTTAGGTGATGACTATGCTAGACAAAGAAGAAACGTTGAAGCGATTGCATGAAATGTCTCCTGAAACGATTGCCGAGATTCTTGATCAGGCACTTTATGACTCGAATATAGAATGTAGAGAAGAAACGGGTGGAATCATTTTTAATGGTTTTACAAATGCTGATCTTACCTGACTTTGCGAAATATATTTTGTAAGACTATGTAGAGCAAGATTTTCTCTATAATAGTCTTTTTTGTTTAGGATTTAACGTTGTGGTGAAATTATCAGACATAAAGGTCTAAGAAGCATTTGCTTCGGCATACCGGTTCGATCCCGGTCAGCGGAACCCCAATATGCAGGAATAGCTCAGTGGCAGAGCACAGCGGTATTGTCCGTTGGTTACATTGGCGATATGTTTATTATTAGTGCTGATGGAATAGCCAACTGTTGGCATAGTAGTAGATTGGCGTTGGTTCAAGTCCAACTTCCTGCGCTATATTTTATTTGGGTGTAGCTTAACGGTAGAGCACATGATTTAGGATCATGTAGATTTCAGTTCAAATCTGAATACTCAGAGCAAATAGGTTTTACCTATAATATATATGAAGGGAATGATATAATGAGTGTTGAAATCGGATCAAAAGAATATAATGAACAAGTCGAATTGATTTTGATAAAAGCATTCGATTCTGGTATGACAGCAGATGAAATATGTAAACGACTTGGATTTTGAGATGTAAGGCCAGCTTATGACTGGTCTATTTTATTATGAGAGAGGTGGCAGTATGACAAGAAAAACTGGCAGTGTTAATACTGCCAAGAAACCTATTGCAAAAAAGGTTTGTTCTGCTTGTGGAAAAGAAAAGTCATTAAGTCGTGATTTTTTTGTGAGCTATAATATGTTGCATAAAGATGGAAGAATCCCTATGTGCAAAGATTGTATTCGATCTGCTTGTAATGATGAGAATGGAGAATTTGATATTGAAAACTTCAAATCTCTTTTACGACAATTAGATAAACCTTTTATCCAAAGCCTGTGGAATAAAGCAATATTGGAAGTAAAGAAAAACACAGGACTAAGCTATGCTCCTGGGGATGCTATTGTTGGTAAATATATTAAAAATATTTCTATGCAACAGCATAGAAGCAAAACTTGGAAGGACAGTAACTTTAGTGGTAGTTTAAATTCAGAAAACGGTATTGAAACAGCAAGACGTAAATCCATGAATTTTGATAAAGTTTACTATTTATCGGATGAGGATTTTATTGTTACTGAAGATATAATTCGCCTGTTTGGTGAAGGATATACTTCTAAAGAATATGAAACCATGCAACGAATTTACGAAGATAGCAAACAGGACTATCCAAATATTTCAAGCAATCAAAGAAATCTTTTGCTTCGATATGTTCGGTTTGCTGCCAAAGAAGAAATTGCAACAAGTTCTGGTGGAATTGCTGATGCAGAAAAGTGGTCTAAACTGGCTTCGGAAGCACTGAAACAGTTGAATTCCATAGATATACAAGGAGGCATCAGTTGCTTTTCTGAATTTTTTCAAAGATTTGAGCGTGAACAGGACATTGCAAGAATTCTGCCGCAATTTAAGTATAGACCTAATGATGCTCCTGATTTTATTATCTGGTGTTATATCAATTATTGTCGCCGGTTAGAAGGAAAATCAGAAGTTGAATATTCGGATGTCTATAAATTTTATGATGAAAAGGTTAATGAATATTTGAAACAATATGGCGATCCATATGGCATTTTTACTGATGACACCAGATTAGATAATCGAAAAAAGATTGAAGAATTTATTGAATTGCCTCAAGGTTATTATGGGGATGGTGATTAAATGAATTCAAAAGAATTGAAAAAAGCAGAATATTTAGCAAGTTGGTGGTCTTTCTATCCGGATTTGGCACTTGACTTGATGTCTCCGCCAGAAGGTGGAATTAAATTGCATACAGATCAAAGAGTATTTTTAAGGGCTGGAGCTAGATTTTTCAGTGAACATGGATGCTTTCCTAGGGGATTTGGGAAAACCTTTTTGGAGTTTGCAAATATGATGATTGCTGCAATTAGATATCCTAATATAGAGTTGGCATTAACTGCTCAAACAAAAGAAAATGCCGCTTTGCTGTTGAAAGATAAATATAATGAAATCATACGTTATTATCCGATGATTCAAAATGAAATTGCAAAAACGAGCTTTATAAAAGGTGATGCGCTAATACTTTTAAAAAATGGGGCAAGGATAGATTGCCTCGCAAACGCCCAAAGTTCAAAAGGCCAGAGACGTAAACGCATAAGCATTGAAGAATCGAACTTGCTGGATAATGTGACATTTGAGGATGCAGTAGAACCCATTGTAGAGGTCGGGCGAATAACATGTGGAAAACTTGCAATAGTTAATCCAGAGGAGCTAAATCAGCAGATAAATTTTTATACCACGCCGGGATTTCGTGGAAGTACCGAGTTTGAGCGTAATTTGACGATGTTTCACGACATGAGAGATTTGCGCGGGAAGATCGTATTAGGATCGAACTGGATGCTTGGATGCTGGTATGGCCGAGGGTCAAGTAAAAACACAATTATTAAAAAGAAAAAGGACATGTCTCCAATTGCTTTTGATATGAACTATGGAGGAAATTGGGTTGGGAGCACCGATGGAGCACTTGTCAATATAAACAGTTTGATAAATTGTCGCACGCTTACTGCTCCAGAAATAAGTGCTGTTAATGAAAAAGATGAATATTATCTGGGTGTTGACGTTGCACGTTCTCAGAATAAAAGCAATAACCAATCTTCTATTGCGGTTGGGAAAGTGATACGTGGGACAGATGGTAAAATCGTAGAGATTCAATTGGTTAACTTGATTCACATGTCTAATACACTTAATTTTTCGACACAGGCAATTATGCTTAAACGGGTGAGAAAACGTTATCATGCTTATAAGATTGTAGTGGATGGAAATGGATTGGGAAGCGGGCTTATTGATGAACTGATGAAGACAAACTATGATCCGATTACAGGAGAGACATATGCTGCTTGGGATACAATGAATACTACGGCAGAACCGGAAACGGTCAAAGCAGAACAATGTCTGTATGACCTTAAAGCGCAGTCGTGCCAAACACAAGTTATCGCTAATTTTATTGACATGGTTGATTCTGGAACTCTTAGATTTTTAGAAAGTAGAAACGGCGGAGATGATCGCGCAATTCGTACAAATGAAGATTTGAACTCTAAAGTCATGCCATATGTCCAAGAGGAGCTATTCTTTCAAGAAGTAGGCAATTTAAAATTGCTCCAAAATGGAAAGAATCTTTCAGTTGAAAAAATAATTAATAAAGTTGATAAAGATAGATTCTCTTCAGTCGCATATATGTTGTATTATATTATTAAGGTTGAGGAAGTGTCCCACAGAAAATCTAATATTGATATTGAAACTTTTACTAAAAAAATAAAGGCACTGAATCGTAAACCCAAAATGTATTAAGAGAGGACGGTGATGTAGTGTCGAGAACAAAAGTAATCTATTCCGAATTGGAATATAATAAAGACGTAAAATCATTTAATGATACTATGAATGGGAATGGCCGTCTTGACTTGGGTGCATTTAAACGATTAATGATTCACGATTTATGCGCCAATGCAGATATTTTGAAGTCAAATAAAATAGGTATCTATTCATTGGAAGATATTCAAAAGGCCATAAGTAATCCGACTGTATATCCAAATATGATAATTGATATTAGCCGATACTTAATGAATAAATCTCAATTTTATATGCGATTAAACAATTATTTTTCTAAAATGGGCCTTTTTAATTATAGCGTTGATGTTTATGATGTAAAGACCGATGAACTTAATTCTAAAGAGAAGTTGACCAAAATGCGAGATATGTATTTTAATGTATGTGCTGAATTTGAGAAAATTGGCTTTAAACATGAAATGTTAAAAATTATGAATACGCTGATTGTTGAAGATGTTTTTTATGGCTTGATTTTTGAAGATAATACAGACTTTTTTATTTTAAAAGTGAATCCAAATGTTTGTAAAATAAAACAGATTCAAGATGGGGTATTTAACTTTAAGATTAGGCTGCAAGGGATAAATCCTCTTGAAATCAGTGCATATCCAGACTATGTACAACAGGCATACATTGATTGTCGAGATAAAAAAGGATATTATGATGGCTGGTATGTTCCTCCAGCAGATAAACAAATTTGCCTTAAAATGAACGAATCATGCCTCTATCCTATGCCGATGTTATTGGGTTTAGTAGGCGATATCCTTGATCTGGATGTGTATAAAAACCTCAAATTGCAAAAAGCAAGAGTTGATAATTTTAAGGCGATTATTATTGAAATTCCTAATGACAATGATGTGGTGGATAAGCTGTTGTTGACAGATCAAATACTCGCACCATTTGCTGAAATGAATAAGGCAAATATGCCGGAAGATGTTGGTTTAATTCATGCTCCGGGTAAGACAACTGCAATTAGTTTCAAAGATAATGATAACAATACCAATAATTTAAGTGATGCAGTAAAAAATTTATATGATAATGCTGGCGTATCATCAGAATTATTTGATAGTGGCTCGTCTGGTACGGCGTTTAAGCTGTCTCTCGAAAACGATGCTGCTTTTATTTATGCCTTTTATAGACAATGTGAACGCTATTTTACAAGATTTATTAAATTACGTAAGTACAATAGAACGGCATTTAAATTTGCATTACGAATTCAAGATTCTACTGTATTTAACCGGTATGAAGTTGCTGATGCATATTTGAAAGCCGCACAAAATGGACAGCCATTCAAGATTGATTATGGCGTTGCATTGGGCAAGTCTCCCAGCAGGCAACTTGGTAGTTTGTTCTTGGAGAATGATATTTTGAAGCTTCATGAGAAGTACATTCCATTGGCGACTTCATATACGTCTACTGGCGAAGATGCTTCAGTAGGTCGCCCCACAAATGAAAGTAAAGGATTAGATTTGACCGAGAGTGGGGAGATCACGCAGAATAAAGAAACGAATTTAGATCGGTAATGGATGAAGTGTTAATTGGAAGAATCTGATATTGGCTTCGATGTTTTGTATTCGATGCTAATAATATTGATGATGTTTTCTGTTGTGTTATCATCATACAGAATTTCAAAAGTGTACATATTTTTTATTTCCTTTGGAACGAGTATAACATATTCAGGCTAAAAAAGCAAGAAAATTCTACAGAAGGGTCACGGAAATCAATTTTGCTCCACATATTTCTATTTTGATGTATTAGAATGTTGTATGAATTGCAAATCGTTCTATATTATGGTATTTTTGCCATAAAAGCTGTACACTAAAAGCAAGAAAACACGCTAATTTAAGCGGGTAAAATTTCCATTTCATAGAAATTGATTTCCGTGACAGAAGGGTGGTGATGAGGAAAGTGAATAATGATCGAAAAAATTTGCCGGTTTCGTATACGATCAACGAATGTGTTGAAACAGAAGATTCAAGATTTCTTAAAATTACGATTGACGTTTTACATACAGGATTAAATTTTAATGGAAGTATTTTTGAAAAGGAAGTTGTTGATGCAAATGCCGAAAGTATCAAGAATACCCCGGTATTAGGGTACATTGCTCTAAATCCAGACGGAGAAAAGGATTTTCAAGGTCATGAATACAAAAAAGTTAAAGACGGAAATGGTAATGATTTTGTATATGCTGGTTCATCTTATGGTGTGATTCCAGAATCGTGCAACTATCGTTGGATTGAAAAAGTCTGTTCCGATGGAATTTCTCGTGATTTCTTCCAGGTTGATGCCCTTTTATGGACGAAATTTGACGATGTGGTTACTATTTTTGAACGTGATGGAAGCAAACCGCAGAGTATGGAATTAGAACTTTCTTCTATCACTGGTGAAGAAAATGAGGATGGCACATTTACATTTACAGGATTCAACTTTGATGGATGTTGCCTTTTATCATCTACAGATGAGAGTATTCAGCCAGCAATGATTGATAGTTTGGCAGTATCTAAATTTACTGTACAATCTGTTGCACAAGAAATTAAGAATAAATTGCATGAGTATGCTATCTCTATTGAAAAAACGAGTAAAAAAGATAATGAAAAGGAGGGTGATGAAATGCCTATTAGTTCTAAAAATAATTTTACTTTGAACTTGATGGAACAGATTGATGAGATTCAGGCTGTTCTTTCTGAAAAGAAATATCGTGATAGCTGGGGATATGATTGTTCTCAGTATTACTTTGTTGACGTTCAAGGTGATGAAGTGATTGTTGTTGACCGTGCTGACCATTACCGTATTTATGGCATGAAGATGAGTATGAATAACGATAAGATTAACATTGATTTTGAAACTGCGACTCGAAAGAAAACTACATATGTTGATTTTGAGGAAAGTGCTGAAGAGACTGCGCCAATGGTTTTCGAGCAGGCGATTTCTGATATTGCTACGTATATGAGTGGTCAGATTGATGCTATTAATGAGGAAAAGACTACAGCCGAGGCAAATTATACAGCCGTTAAAAGTGAGTTGGATGAGATGAAACCTAAGTACGATGCCTATGTAGTGGCCGAGCAACAGCGTGAGACCGCAGCCATTGAGGCTGCAAAGGATGCTGAGTTTAGGAAGTTCGATCAGCATTTAGCCGATAATGCAGATTATACGAACCTAAAAAAGGATCGAGACAAGTATGCTCTGGAGGATATTCAGAATCAGTGTGCAATTCTTTTCACGCAGAAAAACTTGAATAGTAATTTTAGCCGTAAAAACAATGGCGGTTCAGCAATGACTGCGGATGTATTTACTCAGGTTCCGCAAACAGAGGTAAATTCTCGATATGGTGTACTGCCAACCAAGAAAAATTAAATTGAAAGTGAGGGATTGAATATGGACAAAAATTATACTGTCGTTGAGACATCTAAGATTGCCGCTGTTTATGGCGGAGGACATCTGCATAGTTTGATTTCTGATGTAGACGTGGAAAATGGACATATTGGTTATGTTGGAGATTTGGCAGACGATGTGGAAGGTCTTGAAACACATGATTTTATTGCGCCCACTGCTGATGTGATTAATAAGAAACGGGTTGTGCTGGTCGCAAATCCTGAATGGAATTATGATGAAACGCGACGTTCCAACCAGGCACTTTATAACTATATCAATGAGGCAGACAAAGTTTTTCGTGCGTATGACCTGAATGCTTATGATGTTTATGCTGTAAGTAAGGAAGGAATCAATTATGGCAGCTTTGATGCGCCTGAAATTGGGAAATATGTAATCGTTGAAGCTGGGAGCACTACTGTGAAGATGGTGGATGAAGCGGATACTGCCGGTCAGGGCTTTGTCGGAAAGATTATTGGATCTGCTAAGAGAGGACTTGGTTGGAAGACAGAAGGAGGCAAACAGTATGGCCGTCCCTATGTCATTTATTTTATTGAAGTGCTCCGAAATGATATCCTTGATTAACGAAATTAGGAAAGAGAGGTGTTGAATATGGCTTGTGATATGAATAAACTGGCAAACTTTTCGACAGAGCAGAAGCAGTTGATTGCAACTTGTATTGATAGCTATACGGGTGATTTGGCAAATTTTGTGGCTGCTAATGTAGATACGGCTTCTGGCAGTATTGATGATAATATTCGTGAACGGTTTGAAAAGGAAATCCTTCATGGCGAGAAGTTTAATTATCGTACATATAGAAAGTACAAGAATGATATTTTTGCGATTATCGAAACTGTTCTTGATCAGACTTTGCCGGAAGGGTGGAGCGATAACGAATTCTTTAATCGTTTCGTAGAGGTTGTTCGTTTGGATCTCGGTGACACGAATGAATTCTATGCAGAAGATAATGGACTCCTTACGGTTTCTCGGTTTAGTGGTAATCATTGGGATACCATTCGTGAACGCATGGATATTGGGGTTCCGTTCTCTGTCCAGACTTCCTGGTGGGTCGTTCATTTTTACAATGATTTTGAACGCTTTATGAAGAAGATTGACTCGTTTGAAAAAATGATGGACAAGGCGCGAAAATCCTTCCTGCAGCAGTTCCAGAATGCAGCTTATGCAGTATTTAGCGATCTGTCTAATATGGCTCCCGAAGGGTTTGTTGGCCATGGTGCGCTGTCTACTGATACGGAACGCGATAATTTGCTCGAATTGATTGACAAAGTCGAAGCCGCTAATAATGGTGTGAAGCCTATTATCGTTGGTACTGGTGCTGCATTGCGTAAACTCCAGAAAAATATTGACGAAAATTGGATTTCTGATTCTGCAAAGGAGGAACGCAAGAATAAAGGTATCGTTTCCAGTTGGGAAGGATATGATCTGATGGCGATTCCACAGGTATTTAAGCAGGGAACGTTCGATTTTGCACTGTCTACTACAAAGCTGATTATTATTGCGACTACAGGTAAGCCGATCAAGTTCGCATATGAGGGGAATTCTCGCCTGAAAGAGATTAGCGATAACCGGGATAATCGAGACCAGAGCTTTGAGGCACAGATTCAGGTAAAGGCGGGGCTTGCCTCTTCCATCAGTGACGTAACCGGTTACTGGGAGCTTGCATAATTAGATGAAATAAAATAGGGAGGCGTTGAAATTGGCACAGGAAAATAAAAATGTAAATCCTGAAAATGGGGCGGCACAGGAAAATAAAGCCGCCTCTGCTGCTTCCATGGTTTTGAATGACGATACGAAGATTGTAGTAGAATCGCAGGTTCCTACGGTTTATTACTCTTGTCCCGTAACATTTGAAACATTTGCTTGGATGGAAGCTGGAGACACACAGGAAATGACATATAAGCAGCTGCGTATTATGAACGCAAAACATCCTCGATATTTTACGGAGAAATGGCTCTTGCCACATAATGATATGGTTGTAAAAAAGCTGAATCTCACAAAATATTATACAAACAGGGTTAACCGTGCGGACATCAAAAAATTGTTCGGAAATGATTCTAAAGCGGTAAGCGACTTGATTTCCAGTTTGGATGCAGGCGCAAAGGCTGACTTTATGCATAAGGTTACAAAGTATGTCAGGGATGGTAAAATCGAGAATGTAAAGATTATCCGTCTGCTCGAAAAGAAACTGGGAATTGAGCTGATGAATCTGGTGTAAGGGGGCGATCTCTAATGGGGACACCATTCACCGTGCTATATGAAAGCGTTTTATCTAAAATCAAAGATTATGACTTTCTGAATCTGGAGGAATCTGAAATTTATGAGGTTCTTTCAGATTATTTACGTCCGGCGATTGTAGCTTTTAGAGGCTGCAGACAAGATTTATCACAACGGAATAAGGTCAAATTTAGATGTAAATTGACAGATACAGAGATTGAAATTTTAACAAACTATATGGTTATCGAGTACCTTGACAGCAACTATATTCGCGTTCCGCTTGCTCTTAAGCAAACACTTTCGAGTAAGGATTTTAATGCTTTTTCTCCAGCAAATCAACTAGGAAAAGTCATGGAAGTACGCGAAAATTATAGAAAAAATACAGAAACGTTACTATCTCGGTATAGGTGGATTAAAAAAAATAGCACTTGAGAAATTTGTCCAACAATATAGCAAGATTATATTAGAGGAAGGTGGTTTTTATTGGCGGATATCAAAACTTTATTCGTAGGATGAATGCCGGAGGGACAACCATACGTAAGGAACAAATTGAGAATGCACTACATTTGGTTCGACACACTTTTGCGGATGATCCTTCTTATATTCCTGATGGTGTAACTGTATGGAATTCAGAAAGAATGATTCATCCGCGCATTTATTCTCAGCGGTATCGTTCTACATCACCAGCACAAGCAAAAATTCAAACAATGATTGATGAACCTATTTATATGGGAGACATTATCCCATGGCCTGAACATGGTTATTGGCTGTGCGTTAATGCCAGTAATCTGCATGGAATTCAATGGGAAGGAACATTGTCTTTTTGCAATCATAAGATAAAGTTCTATTCGCCTTTAACAAAGGAAATTGTTGAATATCCAATCAGTGTTATTAACTCGACTCAGTATGGCAGCGGTGAAACTGACAGATATGACCATGAGCTACACATAACTATCGGAACATCTCAGATGATCGTATATATTACTTTTGATGAACATACGCGCCTAATAGATAGTGGATTTCGCTTTTTAATGGATAGGAATTTAGAAATACCGACAGCTTTTCAAGTAAAACAAGCCGATACAATCAGTTATTCGGATGCAGGTGATCATGGATATATTCATTTGACTGTTGCAGAAGATCAGTTTGATCCTAAGCGAGACAATAAAGAATTAATGATTGCAGATTATGTATTTGATCCGATTGGTACAGGTGCTGAACTTAAAGATAAAACAGAGTTGTGGATTTGAGGTGATACAAGAATGGCAATGTTGCATGAGCTGAGGGAATTTCGCAGTAAAATTAACGAAAAGCTTTGTAGTGATCAAACCATTGTAGATTTAGTTAATGATAAGCCTGGTTCTTTGATTCCAGATAGAGAACTGATATATAAACGAATATTTCCTTATGCATATACACCTGATGTTATCAAAGATACTGGAACATTTGTTTGTCATCGGATTCACATACCGGATGTAATGAATAAGACGTTTAAAAATATCACTCTCGTATTTTATGTGTTTGTACATCAGAACAACATACGTACAAGCAATGGTCTGCGTTATGATTTAATTGCGGAACGTATAGAGGATTTGTTTAATGGGAGTTTGGATTTGGGTGTTGATAGGATGAAATTGGTGAGTGTAAATGATATTAATCCATGTCAAAGTTTCCATGGTGTTGCTTTGGAATATTCTGTAACAGAATTTAATAGACCGACTATAAACGGGGATTCACGGGCAGGTGCTGGAAATTGATACAAAAGCCGAATCTATTAAAATCAAACGAATATAGAATAAACGATAAAATTTCTGTTCATGTTCCAACCGTAAATGAAATTTTTGAATTTGGAGACCAAAAATATTATAGCATTGCACAAAGTCTTATTTCAAGGCCTTACGATATGTGTGCTGAGCTTGATGAAATCGGTATAGATTATAAATCCCTTACTGAGTTTAAATTGTTTTCATTGATATTATTATCTTTGGCAGGAAGCGAGGAAGATACATCTATATTATTCCCGAATCTAAACTTACGAAATTTTACTGAGACTATAAATAATCAAAATGGAGAAAACATATTATGGAACGAGAAAGATAATATAATAATTGATCGGATGATAGCTCTCGAAGTCTGTAATGCAATTCGTAAGATTCACTTCTGGGAAGCACTAATGACGAAAGCAGGAAATGAAGAGGCGGAAAGATACAAAATTGAACGTGCGAGAATGAAGAAAAAAAGGCGTGCAAAAAAGCCATATATTTCATTTTTAGAAAATATGGTGATTTCTCTTGTGAATACAGAAGAATTTCCGTATAATTATGAAACTGTTATGGATATTAGTATATATAAATTGAATGCAAGCTGGAGGCAAATTCAAAAGAAAAAGCATTGGGAACAAACAATGAATGGTGTTTACTTCGGGTCGGTAGATATCAATAAAATTGATACAGAAAAAATAAGTTGGTTATCGCCGGATTAGTTTCTGGCGTTTAATATTTTCAAAATAAAAGGAGGGGGTAAATATGTCTACTCTTACGGTTGATAATTTGACTATTTCTAGTCTTGAGACGATTATGGCGTTTGGTATTAACGGCGGCACATATCGATTTACGATGGATGAGTTGCAGAATGCCACGATTGCGAACAGCCAGGAGAACACGGCTATGGCCGGCAAGGGCGGTCGCACCATTGGTCAGCTGAAGCGGAATAAGTCTGTTACGGTTTCTGGCACCAGTGGTATGATTAACCTTGGTCTGATTGAGGCGGAGGTTGGCTCTGTTGGTGAGCATAGAACGTCCACGCCTGTAAAGTTTCCTGACTATCTGAAGGTTAATGGGAACAAGGCCACAATTACTTATAAAGCAGTCGGCACTATTGGAAATGAAATTCAGGAAGTTATTGTCAAGAATTCGGATAGCACTATTAACAAGCGTATGACGCAGGATGCTGCTGCCGCAGAAGGAAAATTTGCTTTTGATCCTGCTACGAAGGAACTGACGTTTGCTGAAGGTGAGCTTGCTGATGGTACAGATATTGTCGTTTACTACACTCGTAACGTAGAAGGTGATGTGATTAGTAATATCTCTGATCAGTATTCTGAAACTTTAGAGCTGTATATTGATGCATTTGCTAAGGATAAGTGTCAGAATGAATATCATGTACAGTTCTTTATTCCGTATGCGGATTTTACTGGTTCGTTTGATCTTGGGATGGGCGATAGCCAGACAACGCATGGATTCGAGGCAACCAGTATTGCTTCTTCTTGCAATAATGGCAGCACTAAGTTCTGGGATATGACGGTATTCGGCAAATTAGCGGAAGATGCGGCATAATTGAGGTAGTAGGATATGTCAGTACGTACGATTCCATGCCGTGTGTGTGGAAAAATGTTTGTTCCATGCAATAAGACAAGTAGTGAACTTGGCGCGTTTAATTATCGCGGAGTTGCTTGCTGCCCTGAATGTGGTATTGAATATTTTCGCCGTGTTCAGGCTGCACGTAATAAGTCTTCTGATCCCCTTGATGCAATAGTATCTATGGAAGTGGAGAAGCCTGAAAATAATGATTTAACGCCTAAACATGTTCGCGGACACAGGCGAGAAACAAGTATTATAGACGAGAAGATAGAGGAGGGATGATTCCCTCCTTTTTATCTCGGCTTAAGATAGGAGTGATATCCATTAAAACTTCAAAATTTAACGTAAGCGATGATTTACGAAAGAGAACACATAATGGCATTGTTTTTGATTCAAGATTGGAGATGAAATATTATCGTGATGTAATTTGTCCATTGGTGGAAAGTGGCGATATAGCTTACTGCGAATTGCAGAAGCCATATGAGCTACAACCAAAATTTATTCACGACAATAAAACTGTCCAGCCTGTCAAATATGTGGCAGATTTTTTTGTCCGTTACAAAGATGGACGGGAAGAGGTGATTGATACAAAAGGGTATCCTGATCAAACGGCATTACTGAAGAGGAAGCTTTTTTGGTTTACATATCCAAATGTTTGTTATAAGTGGATTTGCTATTCACAAATTGATGGTGGATGGTGCGACTATGAGTTTGTAAAAAAGCAAAGAGCAGAGCGAAAACGGAATCAGCAGAGAAAGGGATTTGAATGATGATAGCAGTTTTGTTTATGATAGGCGCCTGTATCTGGGGATTATATAGGTTCAGTCAAATCTGAAACGTACAAATGTTTTGCTTGTGAGGTGAAAAAATGCATGGTATAATAGCACCTAGAGAGGTGTTTTTTGTGAGTATTGTTATTAGTATTTGTGGCAAAAATTTTTGCTCTATGATTTCAGACGGACGCAAGATTGATCCTATGCCAGATTTATTAAATCCAATTCTTGACGAATCGTTCCCCAAAGTGTTTAAGGTCAATAATCGTGTCGTTTTTGGCGGAACTGGCATGTTTTCGATGAAAGAGAGAATCCTTGATCCGTTGAACGTTTATCCTGTAAAAGATATTATTACGCCTAAAATGGCATATAAAGCATCAGTTGATTATCTTCAAAATCAGAAATTTGACCTCTATGTTTCTAGAAACTATATAATTGGCGGGAAAGACTCTAAAGGAAAATTCTCTATTCGTGAAGTTCATTTTGATCCAGTGAATCATGAGGTAAGTACAACAATTAGAGAGCCAGATTCTGGATTTGTCATTTCTTGTGCATTACCAGCAAGATTGGAAGAAATGGAAGGGAAAATACTTCAGGTAATTGGTGAGTTTATTCAAGCAAGCAAAACGCATAAACAGATGCTTGATTATATAACGAAATTTATTAGAGGACTTTACAAATTTGACGATACGATAGGGGGAGATATTTTTGAGGTTACAATAACTTAAAGTTCATAAAACTGTACCGATAAAACGGTATTGACAATAATCAAAACGCTATGACTAACTTGTCAAGGAGTCTAATATATGTTATAATATGAGCAATTCTATCATAGGAGGCTATATCATGGCTCAAGACAAAAAAGTTCCTAACACGTATACAAATAAGACAACCGGGAATAGTGGTAATAATCCACCAAAACCAGATAATTCAAATAAATAGGAGGGAGGCTGTTGAATAGTTGGATTTTTACTTTGATTGAGCATTTAACGGAATTTTTGCTTTATGTGGTTCCGGGATATTTATTTCTTTCAGTATATCGGTATATTTTATATAAAGATGAAAACACGGTATCTCAAACCGCGAATATTCTTTTAAATAGTGTTATTGCAAGCTTTGTTCTATTTCCTCTCTATAATGGTCTACTTTTCTTTGCTCATTTAACTTGGGAAACGTCAGATTATTTATACTTAATTTATGTTTTTTGTTTCAGTGTATTAGCAGGATATGTTTCTGTTAAGATAGTCACATCTCATAAAATTTCTGAAGCATTTACTTTATTCAGAATATCAAGGACTATTCATCAAAATATTTGGGATGACGTATTGAAACCTGATATGTGGGTTAGAATCTGGCTTAAAGATTCCGACAAAAGTTACTATGGACAAGTTAAGTATAGAGAAAATTATGGTCGTGAACCGCTTATCGTTCTTGAATACTACCAATTTCTTGATGGAAATGCGACTGCCATAGTAGATCATACGTCCGATCCAAAACGAACTGTAATGTTAAATCTAGCGCAATTTGAACGAATAGAAATGGCTGAGCGCTAATATCGAATCTATGGAGCTGTCCTAACAAAATGTTGTTAGGGCAGTTTATTGTTATTATTACAAAGGAGAGTATTAAAATGGCTAAAATTACAAAGAAATCTATTAACAAATTGATGGATATTTATAAGCTGCAAAACAGAGATACTGTTTTGAAATTAACAGATTCAAATAATAATGTAGTGATTGAAGTTGAGATTAAAACAGCATTGACTATTCCGGAAAAAGGAGCTTTCGTAAATCGTGTGGTAAATGCGTGCTTTGATGATAACGGTGATTTTATGCCTGAATATCTTGATCCGGTGTTTATTATTACATTGCTTCAGATGACAACAAATATTCCTGTTTTTGAGAGTGGACTTAACAAAGTGGATGACAGTGACAATAAACACGTTGTTGACATTGAGAAGACATATGAACTGTGCAAAGCTGTTAATCTGGTCAAGAATGTGAATGATGTAAATTATCAGACATTGGTTAGTGAGTTGAAGCAGATGGTAAATGACAAACTTGCTTATATGAAGGAAGTCCGTATCCGCAAAAAGTCTAATTCATTGACGGTAATGAAAAATGTCATAGATAAATTTAGATCTGAAATAGAGGAAGATCCTGATTCATTTACAGAATTGATTGAACTATTTAAGAATAGTATCCCGAAAATAGATGAAGATGTGATTTCATTTCCTGTCACAAAATAAAATGTCATTACAACAGGTTATTAAAAATATTGATATTACTAAGATAAAGTCAAAATCAGGTCTGACATTTTCACAGGAATTAGTGAACGCTGCAAACCTATTAAGAGAATGTATTCAGGAACGAATTAACCGAGAAACGATGGGGAATTGCATTTCTGTTGCTGATATTGCCGATATTGATGTAACAGGTAATTCCTTGTCTGTTGTCTTGAAAATTCAAAATTCGAAGAGGCCGTCTATTTTCAATGAGCACAATCAAAAATATGCAAATGTTTTTTGGCTAATAAATGACGGCTTTACTGTAAAGAAGGATTGGTACTTTGACGGTTTTTACCATAAGGAACGATGGGTCTATCGTAAAGCAGAACATTTTGTTGAGGAAGGAATTAGGAATTTTAAAAGCAAATCAAAACTGCCAGTAAAAATAAAAAATGTAAAAAGACCGGATTTATATTATTGGGAAGAGTAAGAACATCTGTTATGGAGGTGAAATAAGAATGGCTGATGTAGATGGTTCTATTGTATTAGGACTGGATATAGCACAAACAACAGCGCAAATATCCAAAGACCTGCAAACTGTATTAAAAGGAATTGGAAACAAAGAGGTTATATTAAAAGCAAAGATAGAAAATACAGATATTTTAAGATCAGTAGATCAGTTAATAACACAAATCCAGACAAACCCAGCGAAAATTCAACTCCGTACAGATACACCTGATGTTAGCAGGGTGGTTCCGCAACAGCCTCTTAATATGCGGGTTGGTATTGAACCAAACTCTATTGCTTCCGTACAGGCTGAATTAAACCGGCTCAAGGTAGATCCTCAGATTAAAGACACGTTTTTGAGACATTTAGATGATATCGGCATTCGGGTTGATAAGATTCAAGGTAAATGGGTTGAAGTTGCCGGTTCAGAAGAACGGGCGTTAAGCCTTTCGATTCAAGGAACAGATCAGTATCAGCGCACGGTATCCCTGCTTGAAATGTACGACATGGAAGGTCAGCAAATTGAGAGCACTCAGAGGAGCATTACATTAAATGTCCAGAAGCAACGGGAAGAACACGAACGCCTGACAAAGCAGGCTGAATTGGATAATGATAAAAGGCTTTCTTATTTGACGAAACAGCAGTCTATACTTGACAATATCCAATCAAAGTATAAAGGTGAGACTTCTTCAAAGGGGATTTTAGATCCGATTCATCTTGAGGCCTTAAATAATAAATACATTGAGATTCAAGATAAATTTAAATCATTCACTGAGACGTCTGGAAACTTAAGTAAGACGCAAAAAGCCGATATTGAATCGCAAATTGTCTCGTTGCAGCGGATGGCACAATCATATCAGAATATCGAATATGTCGCGACTTCATTGCGAACAAAAGATGTTTCTACGATTAACCGTGAACAGCTGGATAAACTAAATGCTTATGAGGAAAAACTTCGAGCATCGGGACTTCTTACACAGGAGTTTCAACAAAAGATTGCAAATCTACATTCGGAACTGGGAAGTGCATTTGATTCTGCAAGCCTAACATCTTATCTAAACAGTTTTGATGGATTACAAAGTAATGTAACGGCATTACAAGAGAAAATCAGAAATGTAAATAGTCTTTATGCAGAATTGGGACAAGTGGCTACTAAAATAAATGAGCTTCAGAAAAAGATAGTATCTCTTGATCCGGCAAAAGATGCTAATAAGATTACTTCACTGCAACAGGAATTAAGCATATATCAAAAACAGTTCGAGCAAATCAATGCTCAAATTGTGTCTTATGGAGAAATTATAAATCTATCTCAACAGCGACAGATATATGAACAGCAAACTGAATCACTTGCCGCCAGATTAGCTACTGCGGAAGCTGAGGTCGCAGATAAGGCAAATACAATCGATGCAGCGATGAAAAACATTCCACAGACTGTTGAGCGAATAGGAAACTCATTTAATAATCTGAAAAATAAGCCTCAAGAATTAGGCGAGCAGATAGCGCAACTTAAAACGCTGATGGATGCTGTTAATAATGCGGATACTGCGCAAAGGAAGATTTCTGCATATAATCAGCTGAAAGAAGCTATCAAAAACTGTCAAACGGGTTTGGCTAATTTTTCGGCATTAGAGTCCACTGCCATTCAAACGGATCAGATTCAAACAAGAGCGAGAACATTGTCAAATAATATTCAGGCTTGGATGAATCTGAACCAGCAGGCAACTCAGAGGTTTGGTGCAGAGCTTCAGAAGCTAATGTCAAAGCTGCAAAGCGGCAGTTTAAGCAGTTCTGATTTGCGCAATCTTACACTTCAATTTGGTGAAATTAAATCTCAGGCGAAAGCTGCTGGACTGTCAACTAATCTTTTCGCTGATTCGTTAAAGAATACAGCAAAACAGCTCCTTGGTCTGACAAGTGGCGTAATGGTAATCCGTAAAGTTATTCAGGCTGTTAAGCAAGCAACCAATACGATCGTAGAGTTGGATACAGCACTAGTCGATCTGAAAAAAACAACTACTATGTCAGGGTCGGATTTAACGGCTTTTTATAAAGATGCAAACAAGGCAGCGAGAGAGCTTGGCTTGACGACGAAGGAAATTATACAGTCTGCATCAGACTGGAGCCGTCTTGGATTTAGCGACAAAAAGAGTTCAGAATCTATGGCGAAGTTAGCCGCTCAATTCTCTGCAATATCGCCCGGTGTTGATATTGAGCAAGCCACAACTGGGTTGGTCAGTGTAATCAAGGCATATGGAATTGAAGTTGATGACGTTCTTGATGGCGTAATGTCAAAGATCAATAAAATTGGCAATACGGCAGCAACATCCAATGATCAGATTATAACTGGGTTGCAAAAATCTGCATCAGCGATGGCCGCAATGAATTCTACACTTGACGAAAATATTGCTTTGTTCACGGCTGCTCAGGAAATCGTTCAAAACGATTCACAGGTAGGTAATGCCATTCGTAGTGTGTCCATGCGCGTGCGAGGGTACTCAGAGGATACAGGCGAGCTTTCGGAAGAACTTGCGAATATATCGGGTGAAGTCTATGATTTGACCAAGGTTACAGAAGATGCGCAAGGTGTTTCGTTGTTCACAGATGAGACACAGCAGCATTATAAATCTGTTTATAACTATTTGAAAGAAATCTCAGAAATTTATGATAAACTTAGTGAAAAACAGCAGCAAGCCTTGATGGAAAAACTGTTTGGCAAAAATAGGGCAAACGTTGGGCAAGCGATACTTCAGAATTTTGAGGCCGCTGAAAAGGCCATGGCGAATATGGCTGATAGTGCTGGAAGTGCTGATGCAGAGATGGCGATTATCACTGAATCACTTGAATATAAGTTGAATGCACTTTCGGAAACAGGCGTCGGAATTATTCAAAATATGTTTCCGAGAGAAGATATTGCGGTTGCAGTTGATACTCTTACCGGAATTTTAGAAATTATTGAGACTATTACATCTGCACTTGGCCCTCTTGGAACTGCAATAGCCAGTATTGGTATTGCAGCATTTGTAAAGAACTTGGGTTCACTTAAATCCGCGGCTAATTTGTCAAGGACTTTGGGCGAAAGTGTGATAGCTGTTTCCTCCTTGGAAAGAGCTTTAGATGGAATGTCTAAAACACAAATTGCAGCAGCTATTAATTCAAGTAAACTGAATGCGTCTCAAATTGCAACAGCCTTAAGTTCTGCGGGGACAACAAAAGCCGTCATTGCAGAACAGTTAGCACTTCTTGGCTATTCAAAGGAAGCTACGATTGCGGCTCTTGTAACAGAAAATTTCACGAGAGAACAGGCAGAAGCAGCTGTTGTTGGAATTAGTTTTGCATCCGCAGAGGGAACGGCGACAGTAGCTACGGGTGGTTTGTCTGCTGCGCTCAAGGGCTTATGGGCCGTAATGAAAGCACATCCAATCATTTCTATTGCATCCGCTCTTTTAGCTGGTTTAGTAGCAATCACACAATGGCGAAAACATAGTAAGGAAGCCACTCGCGAAGCTCAGCAAGCAGCAAAGGATGCGTCTCAGTCTTATTTAGAAGCCGGTAAATCGCTTGAAGAGTACAAAACCAAAATTGCAGAACTTCGTGAAGAGATTGATTCTGGTAATCTATCCGAAGAGGAAGCATATGAAAAGAGAAAGCAGCTTATATCAATTCAGGATGAGGTTGTTGATAGAATTGGTAATGAAGCAAAGGCGTTTGACATCCTCAAAGGCAGTTTAGATGATGTAAATTCTGCATTTGATCATTATTCGGCTAAACAAGCAATAAATCTGTTGGGCGAAAATAAGGACACGTTTGATACTGCCGCGAGTGAAATGAAAAAGATTCGTAAAAACCTTGGTAGTGGGATGGATAATACGATTGCCAATGACAATTTTATCAATCTTCCAGAAAACAAAGAAATCTACAAGCAGGTTCAGCAAATCTTTGAATCGGTATTCGGTAATAATGTTCATTTCAAAGAACTTGGAGATGGACGTATTGCGTATGAACTTGAAGTAGATGCCCGGGCAGCTGTCGACGGATTAGCAGAGGTTAATCATCAGATGTACAATCTTGACAAAGAACTTTCTCGTGACGGGCGCAGTTTGAACAAGGTTCTTGGTCTTGATTCATTTGACCAGAGCTGGGAAAATGCAGTTACAGCTGCCAAGAAGCAGGCGCAAGAGATTCTTGACGAATTTTCTGATAATTATAATAACATGATTCAGCTAAAAATCCAAGCATCTTTTGATCCAGACGATAAGAATAATGCTGCAAATCTCATGGCGCAAATCAAGAAGTTCCAAGATGAATATGCAAACGCAATCGCGGAAAGCAATAAGGATTCCGCAGAACAAGCATATGAAAATATGCAGGGTATTGTTCCTAAAATTGCTGAAATCAAGGATGAAGATATTGTAAATTACTTAAATGATGTAATTGAAGCATTCAATGAAAAAGCGAAGAAAACTGCGTTTGAAATTGACATTAAAGCAAAACTATCCGATGGTAAAGATTCTGTTGGGAAAATGGTTAAAAATGCGGTCAGACAGTTTCAGGATGAGAGCGGGAAATTTGATAAGACTGTTTTCTTGGAGACGAAATATAACTTTGAAAATAGTGGTAGGGCAACTGTTTCTAATGCCGAGGAACGTGCATATATGGATCTGCAAGCTGCCGCAGAGGAGTATGGCGGCTCTGTAGAAGATTTGATCGATATACTTGAGGAATTAGGATATGTCCAGTCAGATAATGCGTCGATTGCGCATAATACAGAAAGTGAAATGTCCTCGCTAACGGATACAATCTCCACATTGGCAGACGCAGAGAAAGATATCAGTGGATTGTCCGATGTAATGAGTGAATTCAGCGAAAATGGTTCTGTATCTGCTGCATCATTAAGTGAACTTGCAGAAACATTTGGCAATCTTGATTCGTTTGATGATTTTATTAAGGTCATGACGGACTCTTCATCCTCCGTAGAGGAGGCACAAATAGCATGGAGTAAATTAGCAGGCGAATATATTGATTCTATGAGTATTCTTGACAGTCTGAATGAAAGTAATATGGATGTTGTAGAATCATTCTTGAGTCAAATGGGTGTTGTTAACGCTCATGGCGTTGTTCTGTCTCGGCTGAGTGCCGAAAAGCTGAATGCTGTTGTTGCAGCAAATGGGCTTTCACAGGCTACTTGGGAGGAAACGCAGAAATTCTTAGAACAAGAAGGAGTTTCTAAATCCACCCAAGAAGCGCTAAGACAGTATAGAATAGAGCAACTGGCAGCAGCTTTGTCCGCAACTAATTTAGCAACAGCAAGTTCAAGCACAGTTAGCGCACTGTTGAGTCAAGCAAACGCAGCTGGTGTTGCAGCTTCAAGCCTTGCTGCCCTTAAATCCTCAATGGCCGCATTAGCATATGATCACGACACATATAACCCGGAAAAAAGCACAGTGGGGTTAGGTGGTATTCGTGCTTATGAGAAAAAAGCTGCAAAGAAAAATCAAAAAGAAAAGTCTGAAAAAATTGAGTTTGATTTTTCAAAAATAAAAAATATCGGTGGCGGCAGCAGCGGTGGAAGCGGCAGCAGCTCCAAATCAGAAGATCCGACAGAGAAACTAAAAAAAGAACTTGATAAACTGCTAAGTGATTTCGAGCATAAAATTTTCATTCTTGAGAAGAAAGGCGTTTCTAATGCGACAGAATCGGCGGCTGATAGAGCGACTAAAACCGCCCGGCAAATCATAGATATTTATCATCAAATGCAAAGTGCGGTAAATAAACAGGCAAATACTTACCGTGAAATGGGTCTCGCCGATAATTCAGATGAAATCAAAGAGCTGCAGAAGCAATGGTGGGAATATAAGGAAAATGTTCAGGACGTAATGACTTCGTGCTATGAGTATATCCGCAAGGAACACGAAAATACGATTACGTTAAATGAGGATTGGCTTGAAGGAGCTATCACTAAAAATGACCGTGCAGGCGTTACGAAATATACAGGTGAAATCGTTGCACAGTATAAGGCTATGCAGGACGAGCTTCACGCACAGGCAGAGTATTATCGATCACTCGGATATTCTAACACAAGCGAGGAAGTGAGTACACTTTCAGACCAGTGGTGGCAGTATTATAACGAAATTAAAGAAGTATCTGCTAAAGCATGGCAGGAGATTTTAGATAACATGCATGGTGCACTGGATGAAATCGAAAATGTGTATGATACGTTACATAATGCCGCACAGGAGTTTGCTGACAATGGCTATATTAAGGTGTCAACATTCCAGGAAATTGCAAGGCTTGGTGTTGAAAATCTGTCGTATTTACAGGATGAAAATGGTTTGCTTGTCATCAATGAAGAAAATATCCAGAAGGTTATTGCCGCCCGTACCCAGCAGATGGCGATAGAGACGGCCCTTAACTATATTCAACAGATTCGTCAGGCTTTGCTGGATAATGATACGCAGGCATTAATGAATCTTGCGACAGCGACAAATATCGCGTCTGATTCTACGTGGGACTTGGTTTATGCACAGTTAAATATGCTTAAGGTTTCAGATAAGATGACGGATGATTTGTACAATAGCTATCTAAATAACATTAACAATCTGCGATCTCTGGCTGATATAGCTGTTGAAAGCATTGGTCAAGTCGATGGGGCACTTGAGGCTGCTCGGAAAGAGTCGTATGAGTATGCAAAAAAGCAGTCTGATGCATTGGATGACTTGCTGAAATATGTCATGGAAATGATCCGGCAAGAAGTTAAAAATCAAATTGATGCTATTAACAAACAAGTTGACGCAATGCGAGATTTGATTGATGCACAAAAGAAGTCTCTGGATATGGAACGCGAAAAGGATAAATACTCACAATCTGTAGCAGAAAAGACAAAAAGTTTAGCAAAACTTCAGCAACAGCTTACTTTGCAGGAGTTGGACGATAGTCGCGAATCCAAAGCAAAACAAGAGAAACTGCGCGAAGAGATTGCAGAATTATCAAAAGACTTGTCCGATGAGCAGGCAGATCATGCATATGATGCAACAAGCGATGCGCTTGATGATATGTTAACTGCCTACGAAAAAGAGAAAAATAAAGAAATCGAAATACTGGAAAACAGCATTTCTTCCGAGGAAAAGGTATACAGACTGGCTATTGAACGAATCCAGACGCAATGGGGATCGCTTTATGATCAACTCATTGCATGGAATACGGAATATGGATCTGTCATAAATCAAGAAATTTCTGATGCCTGGGATTCTGCTTGTGAGGCAGTTGAGAAGTATGGTTCCTATCTTGATGCTATCCTTGCAACGCAAAAGGAGATTGCAGAATATGAAGCAAGATCTAATTCTTCCTACACATATTCATCGGGCGATTCCGGTGAATCCTCAGGAAAAAATAACGCACCTAATGCGGTGGGGAACAAGGGAAATTACGATTCCAGTGGTGGGCAGGAGCTTGCACAGGCAAAAAATATATTCAAGCAGATGTACAGAAATGCGCAGGCCTGGGCGGCAACAAATGACCCTGCCGAACGTAGCAGACTGGATGAGGCTAATATGAAACTCGGCACTCAAGATTTGGCAAGGTATGGTATTCGTGCATACCGTAAAAATGGTGCATGGTATGATGCCGACGGATCATTGTTGTTTGAAAAGTATAAGGAATACATTTATCATAACGGCGGGGTCGCAGGTGATCATCCGACACAGAAACAGAAGGAGATTCAAGCCACTCTTGAAAAAGGAGAAATGGTTCTTACTGAAAAACAGCAAAATAATCTTTATCGAGTTCTCGACAAAGAAGAAACTTTGTTATATAAGTATGGCAATTTCTTTGAGAAACTTGCTGGCACGAATCTACTGACCGGACAAATGGAAGGGCAGATTTCTCAATTAGCGCAGCCGCCGCAAAATATTGTTGAGCGTAATGGTGGAAATGTTTACGAAATCAATGTTCCTGTTCAGGTAGTACAGAAATTGGACGATGCTGAGATTCGTGGGCTTAAGAGGACTATAAGCGATTACACAATTAAAGAGATTGATAGTGCTTTTGCTTTGAGGGGTAAACGAAGTTTTAGACGGTGATTGAGCTGGCAGAGAACTAAACTATATGACATTTGAGGGAGTGTAGGCACTTCCTCTTTTATTATTTAGGCTGGAGAATAGGAGGTGAGTTATAAAATGGTTATTGATTTTTCAAAGACAGATTTGCGTAAAAGGCCAAACTTTATTTTACGAAACTTTGATGGAAAGGCAATCGGAGCACTTGGTCATGTTTTAAGACCTAAAGCAGATATATATTACAATGAAATATCTAAAATCGAATTTGAGTATCCAGCATATGTGAATGGAGAACGGTTAAACGAATATGATTTATTAACGGGTATGCGGATTATCGATGTAGACGGGATCGGTCAATTCACATTGCATAATCCAGAGGAAACTACAGATGGTGTAAAAATTATAAAGATGTGTTCTGGTTACTCTCTCGAATATGAATTTACCAACAAGAGTTTATCTTTGCAAGAAGGAACTTATAATTTTTGGAATCCATTTACACCAGAGAGCACAATTTTAGGCATTATTTTGTCCGAGATGCCGTCATGGAGCGTTGGAACAGTTTCACCAAATCTGGTTGGTAAATATCGAACGTTTAGTGTAGATAATGTATCTATTTATGATTTTATGAAATCAGAACTGGAAAAAACATACGAGTGTATATTTGACTTTGATACATATAATCGGAGAATTAATGTTAAGAGTAATTATGACATTATTGCAACAAAACCAGTGTATATCTCGACCTCCAATCTTGCAAAGGAAATTGAGATTGAAGAAGACATTGATAATTTGTTTACGGTATTAGATGTGAATGGTGCTGATGGCGTTGATATTCGTGCTGTAAATCCAATGGGTATAAATAAAATTTACAATCTCGATTCATACATGAATACAAAATATTTCTCTTCAAGTATGATTACCAAATGGAATAACTGGAAAAATGCATTTATTAGCAATCAAAATACTTATTATTCTCTGGTTGTTGCACAGAATATGCAAATTTCAAGATATGAAACTGAAAGTGCTGTATTGCGAGATTTACAGGGTGAACTTAGCGGATTGGAGACAAAGAAGGGAACATTGCTTCAAGCAGTGGCTATTGACAAAACGATGCAGTCACAGTTAAATACAACAAATTCACAAATCCAGGAAAAGAATAATGAGATTGAAGCACAAAAAAACTTACTTAAACAGATCAAAACAGAAATTGATGCTTATAAAAATCAGCTGAAACAAATCAATAATACGACAGCATTTTCATCATTTTTCTCTGACAGCGAATTGCTTCTTTTAGACCGCTACTTTAAATGTGGTTCTTTAACTGATAGCTCATTTGTTGCAAATAGTACCGGCAGTTATTCAACCGATGCAAAAATAGTGCGTAAATTTTCTTCCATTTTTAATTTAACAAGATGTAATACTGTAACGAAAACGACCTATGCCGGGGATATTACATTTTATACTGTTCGTGGCGGTATAATTGAGGAAAATAGCTCTGCGTTAAAATTGAAAGCAGATGTGGTTAGTGGAACCTTACAAGTTAATAATGACAAAACATTTGTAATGTCACTATATTTAAGTGAAGGATCTGTCAATGGAGACACGTTTCCCAGCGGTACACTTTCGTTGACGGGGACATTATCTACTGGTGCGACTTTTACAGATACATCTTTACAGTTTAAAACATCAACCACAACAGCCTACATGACTTATGAAGTCAGTGAATACCAAAGGATGTCTATTGCATGGGAATTGTATGAATATGGAAGAGAGGTTCTTAATAAAAAGGCCTCGCCAGTATATCATTTTACAGTTGATAGTTCAAATTTCCTAGTATTTGATGATTTTCTTATGTTTGCAAGAGAGTTTGAGTTAGGAAAACGAATTTATCTTCATCTAACCATGGGTGTACTTGAACCTTTGGTAACGGGTGTGTCAATAGAGTTTGACGACTTATCGTCTTTTAAGTTGGAATTTGCAAGTGATTTTCAGATCAAGAACGGAAAGTTCAGTTTACTTGACAATTTAGACCAGTCAAATTCGGCAAGCAAAACGTTAGATTTTAACCAGTTTAACTATAGTAACTTTGTAAACAGTGGTGCAAAAACTAGTATTAAAGAATTTATGGAATCTGCCATTGATGCTATGAAGAATATGATTCTTGCTGGCACAGATAATGAAATCACTATTGATCAGGCTGGATTGCGTTGTCGGAAATTTGATTCATCAACGGGAACATATAGTTCTAAACAGATTTGGTTGCAGCACAATGCAATGATGTTCACAAATGATAACTGGGTTACAGGGGTTATTGGAATTGGGGAATTTGTTGATAAAAACTTGGGGACAATATATGGTATTGTTGCACCAGCTATTGTCGGAACCATTTTGGCTGGTGAAAATCTTGTGATTGAAAGTGCAAAACAAGATGGCGGCATATCTGTATTTAAAGTTGATGCTGAGGGCGCATCTTTGCATAATGCATCGTTTAATTTATATGGCAACACAGGCGGACGGATCGATATGGGTGCGGTTTTTGGTATTGTTGGTGGCGCTGATAAGAATACTCTGTTTTACTACAATTCAAAGGGTCAGCCGACAGGAGTTCGCACAACTGGAAATAGAAGTATTACATCTCTGAATAATTTGGCAGCAGGAGATACGCCAGTTGCAAATTTCTGGCTTGATATGAAAGGCAATGCTTATTTTAAAGGAAAACTCATAGCAACCTCTGGCCAAATCGGCGGGTTTACAATAGAATCTTCTTATCTTCATGCAGGTAGTGGAAATAATTATGTAGCCCTAAATGGAGGGAATAGTGTTTATTCAGAGTATGCGATTTGGGCGGGGGCGCAAAATCCTGCAAGTGCACCATTCTGGGTAAAAAAGAATGGTGATGTGAGTATGAAAAATGCTGATGTTAATGGCACTATCAATGCAAAAAAATTTTTAATTGATGGGAAAGATGCGCTTTCAGGGAATAAAATTAAGGAGGAATTTTTACACCTTGAAGGCATTACCAGCATTGTTGAAGACAAGGAACGTGGATTACGATCTGAAATATCACAAACAGCTGAAAGTATTAACACAAGAGTTACAAACTTGAATGCCAATCTTTCCTCACAAATAACGCAAACTGCAAGTACTATTAATTCTCGTGTTGACGATGTGGAAAGTGGGTTATCCTCTAGCATTACACAGACTGCAAAAAGTATTAGGACAGAAATTAAGGGCCTTGATGGAAAGGTCTCCTCATTGGAGCAAACAGTAGACGGATTTGATTTTGACGGATTTGTCACTTTTCGTGATCTTGAGAGAAGTGGCAAAACAGAAATTAATGGTGATAATATCACGACTGGCACTATAGACCTTAGTCTGGTCACATTGGAAGATACTGAAGGATTTGGCTCCATTTCGACTTATTCTGGTTCGACTGGTTCTGGCAGAACTTATGGTATTAGAATGAATGGGCCGTTTGAAGAAATTTATGTGACAGCGACGAGCAGTGCATGTCGTATGACAGCAGATGACAATAACTTTTATGTTGCGCCTAACAGAACACATTCCGATGTTGCCATTGATGAAGGATCTGACGAAAGAATTAAAAATACAATTAGATATGACGTTGCAGAACATTATAGTGAATTTTATCGTAAATTGAAACCAGCAAGATATCATCGAAATGATGGTATGAGCGGAAGATTCCATACAGGATTTATAGCACAGCAAATGCGTGACGCTCTGAACGAAAGTAATCTTACGCAACAAGATTTTGCTGCCTTAGTACAGCAGAATTATGATTCTAGCGCTGAAAATGGCGGTGACGGAATATATTCAATTCGGTATTGCGAGTTAATATCACTTAATACAGCAATGATTCAGAAACTAATGAATCAAATTGACGAATTGAAAGCGGAAATAAAAGAAGTAAAGCAATAAAATTTTATCTGTTTAGCAACTGCTGTGTTGGATTCATATTTTGGAGGTAAGATATAAATATTTTATACAGGATTGATTTTTAATTTATGTAATGTATTAAGCGAGGGTAATATGCTCTCGCTTTAGTGTTTGACTAGGGAGGGATGGCTATGGATAAAAAGGAAATTGTACATCGAATTGAAATGGTTTGTAAAGCCCTTGATGGTGGCATTACAGTGAGTGGCGCACAGAATGCAGGGACATTGGCTGGCTGTTATTCAGTGTTACAGGAAGTGTTAAAAATTCTTGACGGATGTGAGGTTACTGAAAAAAGAGAATAAAAGAATAGAATTGGGGTGGTTTAGATGGGATTCATTGCAAAACGTTTTTCGTTTAATCGGATTCCATGTGAAAAATATGGTCTTCGGATTTATGACATTGATGGAAAGAGAAATGATGCAACTCCATTTGCCAGCACGGGCGAACTAATAACAGATGTAATTCCATCTAAAGGACAAAGTTTATTTTATGGCAGATCATTTGGGAAACCACTGGAATTTAAATTAGTGTTTGGTCTTGATCCACAAGTATTGTCTATGAACGAATATTTAGATCGTTATGAAATAAATGCTATTGCATCATGGCTCACGGACCAAGATCAATATCAATGGTTAGAAATTGAACAGCCTGATTTAGAAATGATTCGATATCATTGTGTAATAGGTGAGTTGGAGCCGATCCAATTATCATGGCTTCCTTGGGCATTTACGGCAAAAATTACGTGTGATTCCCCATATGGATATCGGTTCCCAGAAAAATTTCACTATATGTGTAGTGGAACGACTAATATTTCTTTGATCAGTCGGGCAACCGTTAATCATCTATATTATCCGAAAATGAAAATTCAGCTCAATGGAAGCAATACAATTTCAATCACTAATCAGTCTATCAAAAATACAGAATTTAGGCTGTCTGATATTTATAAAAGCACATCATTGACGATCAATATAGATAACAATTCAGGAATTATTTCTGCTAATGATGGGATTAATATGTATCAATATTTCAATTTTAAGTGGCTTCCGTTAAGGAGAGGAATGAACAAGATAAAGGTAGTGGGGAATTGTATTCTTGATTTCATTTGTGAATTTCCTGCAAATGTAGGGGGGTGATTTACCTGAGAAACGATATTTATACCATGCCTACCGTTATGTTTGTAGCTGGCCAATCTAATACACTTAACTGGAGATTATATACAAGGGGAGGCTCGCCATACAATGCAAAAGGGTGCACAGGGAATTTTTCTGTTGTTGATTACTCTGACCAGACGGGAGACCCATTGATATCTAAAACAGTAGGGTTCAAAATTGGTATTGAAGAGGTTATGAATGTTGCATCAGTTGATTTAGCACCGGGTGATACGCTACAACTTGATGGAAAATATATTTATCAGCTCACTATAAAAGATACTTATGGCGAGGCAGAAATTCCGAACCAAGGTTTTTTGCTGATTACACACAATATTAATAAAGGTTTTTTACAATAAACGAAACATAGAAGGAGAGAGGTTGGATGGTTTCTACACATTTCTTGAATTGTATTATGGGGAATGTTTTTAAGACGAAAACAAGTCCTGCTTTGCCCAGTAAAGTTTTTCTTGGGTTAAGCAAAACTACTCCGACTGTTAGCGGGACTGGCATTACAGAACCATCACCAGCAGCGGGGTATACAAGAATAGAATTAACAAATTTATCTATTCCCAATAATGGAGTAATCACGAATAATTCAGAAGTTTCATTTCCGAAAAGTTCAGCAGAGTGGGGCACTATTACACACTTTGTACTGTTTGATGCTGCAACGGGTGGAAATTTTCTTTTATCTGAAAGACTTTCCAAACCGCGCTCAGTTGAAGAAGCTGTGATTGTGATTTTGGAGCGCGGAAAATTAAAACTAACATTAAAAAATGTTTCATAAAACACGGGGAAGGCGGTGTAAAAAATGCATTCATTTAATGTATATTTGAAAGAGCGCCTTACGGAAATAGATGTCGTCATTCATCAGTTACTGCAAAGAGAATTGCTATCATTAGAATCTGAATTCGTGTTATGTACAGAACCAAGTGATGTTATTCTACACTCTACCCTGGGTGACTGCACCGAACAAATCATTTTGGAAATGGATATAGAGGCCGGTGCGATAAAATATTTGCCCGAATTTAATTGTGAGCTTTTGCTTGAAGATAATTCTTGGGAAGAAGCAATTTGTTGTTTTATTACGACTACAGATGAACAAGAAAGTACACTTACATTAGATGCTGAGGGCAGTATTCAACTAGGATATTATCAGCTTTTGAGAGATATTGACCACATGACATTGGATGAATCGGATCAAAAGACTTTGCATGAGGTTGATTTTGTAACGACAAGCGATTAGAAACCAGGGAGGTGATAACAATGGTAAGAAAACAAGGTGGTTTGCTGAATGTAACATTTTTAGCAAATGAAAATGTTGTTGAGAGATGTATTGCTAAAATCAGGGAAGTGGAACCTGCATCCTTGGCCGATAAATTATATCATATTACAATCAAAACAACACCATATACGGAATTCTTTATGGACGGATTTGAATTCACGACTGATGAACTGGGCAACTTTTCGAGTACAGCATTTGGAGGAACAAACACAGCAGAAATCCGGGATGTGCATTTTAAAAAGCCGACAAGCAAATGCGTTGTTTGCTTCGTTTATTAAGGTGGTGATATGTCATGTCAATGGCTTTTGGATTTTACTGGGGCGTATTTTATCCGTACTGTAGTCCTCCATACAAACCGCCAGAAGAAGGGGATGAACCCATAATCGGAGACTGTATTGCGCCAGTCGGCCAACCAGAAGATTATAAAGGGTATCTTTATGAAACCACCTTATTGCGTTCAGATTATATGTTATATAATTAAAGAAAGGTGGTGATGATATGGATTTTGTTTATGAATTATTGAGGGCTGGAACATCAAAAGATAATGCAGATTCTGGTGCAGATGTTGCTCGAAAGTTTAACGATAATTTCAAAAATGTAAAGGATAAATTTTCAGAGCTGGAAAATGAGATTAAAAACGCTGGCTCATTAAAAATCCCCATTGGTACGGAAGATTTGATTGGAGGGGTTAAATCAAGTGATTCTGAAAACAAAGTGAGTATTCATGAAGATGGCGATATGGAAGTCAATTCATTGAATATAAAAAAGTTAGCGCAAGATGATGGCGATTTCATCATTATTGACGGAAATATTTAAAAAGAGGTGATTATTATGGCAACGAATAAGACTATCAATGTACAGTACAAACTTCGTGGTGACACATTGGAAAATTTGGAGGCTAAAAATGCAGTTTATGGTATGCACGAGCCTATTATCGTTAATATCCCCAAGGATTCTGAAAAGGGAATTCCGGCTGCTACACTGTTGAAAATGGGTGATGGCGTAACGTCATTTAACGATCTTCCGTATGTGACAGCATTGGCCGGTGACGTGCCCGATTGGGCGAAGCAGGAGAACAAGCCTACTTATACTGCTGAGGAGATTTCAGGTATTGATGCATATATTTCTGGTAAGATCGGTGACACGGATACACAATATAAACTTGAGCAGGACGAGACAGATCCGCGCATTCTGAAACTTTATGCGAAGGGGCTTAATGATTCTGAATGGCGTATTGTTTCTACAATTACAACTGCTGCAAGCGCTGTGATTGATGTTGTACGGAAAACGACTGCAAATGACGGATATGCGGCAACCTATCAGATCACGGTAGATGGCGTTGCTGTTGGTGAAGATATTAATATTCCAAAAGACTTCCTCGTTAAGTCTGGTGTTGTAAACAGCGTAGCTACGCCTGATGATCCATATACGGGTGCTGTTGCTGGGGATACATATATTGATTTTGTGGTCAATGTTCCTGATGCAGACGGAGAGGAACAGCATATTTACCTGCCTGTAAAGGATTTGGTTGACCCTTATACTGCTGGTGATGGCATTGATATCTCTGATACAAATGTTGTATCTGTCAAACTGGGCGAAAGTAAAAATGGTCTGTCTGTTGGGAAAAATGGGCTGGAACTTACATTGGCAACCGACACAACTGCCGGTGCAATGTCCGCTGCTGATCATGCAAAACTTGCCGGTATGGCTGAAGGTGCTACAAAAGTCGAGGTTTCTGAAACGAATGGCAATGTAGTAATCAATGGCACTGAACAGACTGTTTATACACTGCCGGATACTGTTGTGCAGTATACAGATGATATTCTTTTGGACGGCGGAAATGCTTAGTTGAAAATTAGGGGGAGTATCATATTCCCCCTTTTATTTTGTGAAAAGGAAGTGATAAAATGGCTGATAGAATTATTAGGGGTTCATTCCAGCAAAAAGGCGATACTCTGGAAAATTGGACCACAAAAAATCCAATTCTGAAAGATCGTGAACTTTGTGTCGTGTTTGTCCCTAAAAATTCATTCCCTGGGATGAACGAAGCGGGGACACTCCTTAAAGTTGGAGATGGAACAACCGCATTTAAAGACTTGCCGTATGTTTCGGCGTTTGCTGGTGATGTAAGCGATTGGGCTAAGGCGGATACAAAACCTGAATATACAGCAGATGAAATTTCCGGTCTTGCTGATTATATTGGTACGACGATTCAGGACACAAATACAAAGTATAAAATCGAACAGGACAAGACAGATAAACACATGCTGAAGGTATTCAGTAAAGAAATTGGTGCAGAAGATTGGACTTTGGAAGCAACAATTATTACGCCCGATGCGGTGTATGATGATACGGCGCTTGCTGGTCGTGTGACTGCGGTCGAAGAAACGGTCGACACATTGGTTGGCACGGATACCAGTAAGAGTGTTCGGACGATTGCAAACGAAGAGCTTGTTAAGCAGTTGATTCCAGAAAATGCGCAGGAATCGCTAGATACTTTGGCTGAAATCGCACAGTGGATTCAAAATCATCCTAATGATGCGGCTTCTATAAACACTGCAATTAGCGCATTGCAGGCGAAACTTGCACTTGGAATGGATTCAGAGGGCTTGGAATATACGACTGTTAAAGCTTATGTAGAGGCGGCTATTGCAGCACTGAGAATTGGTGATTATGCAACAGCTGAGAATCTTACGGCACTTGCAGACCGAGTAACTACTCTTGAGGATAAGGCTACGAAAGTGGAGGAATCGGATACCAATGGTAATGTCAAAGTTGATGGCACAGAAATGAATGTGTATACATTGCCCGATACAGTGCTTGATGAAGGTGATGTGTTTGCCTTTGATGGCGGGCACGCATAAATAAAAACGATTAGCGGCTGTTGTACTATATTGGGGTATAACAGCCGTGTTTTATAGCAAAAATTTTGAAAGAAATGAGCGTGATATGAAAATGAATGAACGAAAAGTTACTGGAACATTTCAGCAGCGCAGGGACACTGTAGAGAGTTGGGAAAGCAAAAATCCAGTTCTTTTAGATGGAGAGATGGTTACTGTGGTTTGTAGCGATGGTGTGATTCGACATAAAACAGGATACGGAGGAAAACGGTATAATGAGCTTCCGTTTGATAATTTTAATGGTTCTTCATCCAGTATTCTTGTTGAAGCTGTACTTCTGCAAAATGCATGGAGTGATAATGAACAAACAATTACAGATCATAGGTTTGGATCTGAACGAAATGGTATTATTGGAATTTCGGATGCTGCGACAGACGAACAGATGACAGCAGCAGCTAATGCCAATTTGGTAATATCGAACCAAGATAAAAATTCGCTCATAGTTCATGCGGATGGCCAAATTCCAGATTGTGATATTCCAGTGTCTATTGTTCTTCTTCCAACTGACAATTCAAGTCATATGGTATATATTACGTTGGAAGCATCGGCATGGAGTAATAATCAACAGACAGTCAGAGTGGATGGGTTATATGAGAAGCAAAACGGCGTAATTAGCATTGCAAGAGATGCTACGGACGAACAAATAAAGGCGGCGAAGGAGGCGAATCTTCGTGTAGCCGATCAGTCAGATGGAAGTATCACTATTTCGGCGAGTGGGAATTTACCGGCATGTAATATTCCTGTAACGATTATGCTGATTCCCTAATTAAAGGAGGCTAATTATGAGTGAAACCGCAAATTATGGACTATACGTTACAGATGACAGCAGCGAAATGGTTATAGATGTGCGCAAAAAAGTATTTGGCGAAACTAACTCTAACATGACAAAGATTGATAATATTCTTGCACAAAAAGCCGAGAACAGCAGATATATTGATACTGTATTGAAAGCATCCGCATGGATTGGCTCGGATAGTCTAGTGACACAAACGCTTACGATTGATGCATTGACAGATTTGCAAAATGGGATTATCAATATATCTCAGAATATTTCAAGAGAACAGTTTGAAGAAGCTTGTGCCGCAAAACTATATGTAAGCGGCCAAGAGAATGGACGATTAACTATTTCTGTTGCTGGACAGATTCCATCATGCGATATTCCTGTAACGCTAATTCTCATTGGATAATATTACAAATTTGGTAATTGTAGATAGATGAAAGGAGTTGATGAAAATGATTATTTCTGCGTTTCCAATGGGAGAACAAAGTGGGTTAGCTGATAAACAGGATAAATTAACTGGTATGCCGGGACAAGTTGTTGGATTTGATGCTGATGGGAACGCTGTTGCGCAAGAGGCTCCTGATACTGGTGTCGTATCGTTTAATGGTAGGCATGGAACTGTCAGTCCGCAGACTGGGGATTATACAGCGGAACAAGTCGGTGCGGCTCCAGTCGATCATTCGCATCCAGAAATCGACGAAGAACTTGCAAATAAGGCTGACAACACTCATACTCATACCGCAGAGCAGGTTGGAGCGCTGCCGTTGAGCGGGGGGACGATGAGTGGCAGTGTGAATTTTAATAAGAGCGCGTGTGAAAAACTCTCAGCTATTGGGTTAAACCAAAATGGAAATACTATATGGCTTGGACATTTTAATTCCAAAGTTGCTATTGTAGCTAGTGAATCTGATACGACAAAAGTTCCAATATTTTTGAAAGGTTTATCAGAACCAGTAACTGATAATGGTGCCGCCAACAAAAAATACGTAGATGATAAAGCCGCAAAATATCTTCCGCTGGCTGGGGGGACTATGGCAGGAAATCTCGATATGAACAACAAATTTTTGTTAAATCCGCTCATTAAACTTAATTCTAGTAAGCCTGTTATTAGATTTCGTAGTCCAACGATATCTAGTCCAACTATAAGTAATGGCGATACTGAAGCAGATAAAGATACAACGACAGATCTTGTTAGGTTAATAGGTATAAAAGATCCCGAATTCAATCATGATGCTTCCAATAAGCTATATGTCGATACTCAAATCAGCACCAGAGCGCCTACATCCCATAATCATAGTGCAACAAATATTACATCTGGTACGCTGCCTACATCGCGCGGCGGCACAGGCGGAACGAGTTCGCCATCTGCGATTGGAAATCTTGTAAGTAATCTAAGCGAAGAGACAACTGTTGCTACGAATGATTTATTCCCATTTAGAGACACTAGCGCAGCAACAGGTAAAAAGATATCATTTACAAATTTAAGGAATGCGATTGTATCAGCATGGGCACAAGCAGCGGCAAAGCCTACCTACACTGCGTCCGAGGTCGGTGCACTTCCCAGCACAGGCGGCACTCTGACCGGGAATCTTAGAATCAAAGGTTCTGGAAATTATGGCATGAAGCTAAACCTTGGCGATAGTGACTATGTTTATTTGTATGAGCCTACGGATGATTGTCTTGAGATTAAGGGCAACAAACAAATAAATCTTGTCACGCAAAAACTTCTGCTGAACGGAGAAGAGTTTTCGGGCGGCGGTGCGAAGATCGCAACAGGGACTTATGTGGGGAATGTGGCGGTACCAAGTTATACTACAAATTCCTTTCAGTCCGCTCGTTCTATAAATCTTGGGTTTAGACCTAAATTTGTATTTGTGGGCTGTGTTAGTCTTAGCGCCGCAGAGGCCCCGTGGTCGATGTATTATGATGAGCGATATACTGTGTATGTGTATTCAAATTATGCATATGACGGGTATCCTTTCAAAAGTTCTCAAGGTGATAGCACTACAAATCTGGCAGCCTGTTTAGAAATAACATCCACCGGGTTTAATGTTAGAAATGCTAGATATAGAACAAACACAAGATTTGGATATATTGCTATGAACGAGGACGGATACACTTACGCCTATTTTGCAATCGGATAAAGGAGGCTAACATGTACATACAAGAAGATTTAACAACCACGCCTTATGAAATTCCTGATATATCGTGGAATCTTACGCCGGAACTGCAAGAGAAGTTTAACCGGTATAGGGCGTTCTCTAAACTGATTTTGAATGAGGATAGGACGGCTATTGCTGACATTGTAGAAGATACCAGCCGAAGGGCAGCATTTGAAGAAAAGAAAATGCAGGAAGCAGCAGAAGAAGCCTTTCAAATGCAGAGACGGGCACTTGAAAGCCAAGGAGTAACTGCAATGGCGCGGATGATGTTTCGAACGCAGGTAGCCACGATGGAAGCGGATGACATTATCCGGTGCCGTGGTCTTGCAGAAGTGTGGAAACCTGGGACATATTCAACCGGGGATGTACGCCTGTATGAAAATATTCCATATAGTTGCTGTCAGTCGCATGACAGTACGGCAAACAGTGGCTGGAACCCAGCAGATGCACCGTCTTTGTGGTCGCCCTATCATGGGACATCCCCTGATGCTGCTCTTCCGTATAAGCCACCTACAGGAGCGCACGACGTATATAAAGCAGGAGAATATGCAGAGTGGATAAACGGTAAGATTATGCAAGCATTGAGGGATACCAATTTCAGTCCGGAAGTGGTACCTGATGATTGGATAGAAATCGTTTAATGTATAACAAAAGAAAGGAAAGGAGGGATGACCGTGATTTTTTCTACTTTTCCGGCGAGCGAAGGTGATAATTTAGACAAGAAACAAGATAAGCTTGTTGGCACTGTTGGACAGGTAGTTGGATTTGATGAAAGTGGTAATGCGGTCGCCTCAAATGATGTTGCTGAATTACAAGCTGCCCTCAGCAAATGTCCTACCGTAGAAGAGGTTGCGGCTATGATTGACGAAAAAATTGCAGCCCACAATCGATTAGAGGAATCGCACCCGACGTTCCTTTCGGTGGGAGAAATGGAGCAAAATAATGGCACAGAAGCCTGAAAAACTTCAAAAAATTGAATTTTTGAACGAGTTGACAGACTCTTTTATAGTTAATAGAGAGGGGGGCGTTGCCCAGCTTCCTGCTTCACAGTTTGCAAAAAACTTTACAGCTGATAAGTTCTTGATGCCGGATGGGGTGACCTCGATTGCAGAGTATTACCGTTCTTTCAGTAATCAGAATCTGCTGGATAATTGGTATTTTGCGAATCCGGTGAATCAGAGGGGACAGACGGAGTACACTAATGTTAATTATACGATTGATAGATGGCGCACGTATACATCTGTTATTACAACTCTTTTTCCTGATGGTATTCGTGTTGATGCGAGCGCGAACGACTACCGATCAATATTCTCGCAGAGGATTGGGCATTTCAAAGAATTGGAGGGCAAAACCGTAACGCTTTCTGCACTTGCAAAACTTGTTAGTGGTTCTTATTTTACTCTTTCGTATGGAACGACTTACGATAGTAACATTACTGAACAAGCAGGGTATTATAAAAATACAGAATACGAGGTAGTATCGTTTACATTCGCTATTCCGAATGGAATGCAAGATCATTTTAATGTTTCCATTACACCAGGAAATAAAGGTATTGTAGATGTTGCCGCAATGAAACTTGAACTTGGCCATCGTCAAACACTTGCACACAAAGAAAACGGTGTTTGGGTGCTCAACGAAGTCCCGAATTATGCAACGGAGCTGACAAAGTGCCAGCGGTATCAGGTTGTCATCAGGTTGCCTACATGGTCTAATTCCCCGGCATCCGGAGCAACAGGAACAACGCAAAACGGCCTTCGTGTCGCTTTTACGATTCCAGCTACTATGCAAAAAAATCCAACAGTATCTTTCGAAGGAGAAATCTATGCAAACTTCCTGAAATCCGGAAAAATAGAAAGTGTGCTTATTAAATCTTGTGTCTGGGCGATATTGGATACACCTATGTCTGTGCGGCTTGCATTGGATGCAACACCAACCGATACCGTTTATCCGGTACTGAGTATATCAACGAGAGATAGTACTGCGAAAATTATTTTAGATTCCAATATTTAGGGAGGAAAATTATGAACGAATATTACAACAAGCACTACATCAAAACCCGCGCCGATGGCGCAATCATCAGCTATTGGAGCGATGGTCCGCACCCTGACCGCGATACAACGGACGCTATCTGCATAAGCGACAAGGGTGGTTACCAATTCCGGTTTACGTCGGACGATGAGGAAAACCCTTCCTTCTATGACGCAGACGGCATCCCTCTGTACAAGTGGGACGGACAGGCTGTTAAGCCGCGCACCGAAGAAGAGATCGCGGTGGATCGTGCTGCTATTCCTGAACCGCCGCCGTCTGAAATGGAGCAGCTGCGGGCAGATAACGCGCTGCTGCGGGCGCAGATTGCAGCGGCAAGCGGCAGGCAAGATTTTTTGGAGGACTGTATTGCCGAAATGGCTGCACAGGTATACAACGTATGATATCCGCATTTTAGCGGGTACAAATATATTTTGAAAGGATGTTTCTAATAATGGCTATGTTTTTTGCACAGAGGGTAATTCTTGGTAAGACGGCGTTTGAGGATGTTCCGAGAGCATTGCAGGCGGGGTGTGCCGAGGTGTTGATTGACAGCGGCCTTGCTGATCTGGTTCCTGCGGCGTTCGGCGGAACGGGGCAGTAAAAACGGGAAGTAACGCTCTAAACACTGGTACTGCATCGTGAGCCGGGGACGACAAACCCCGGTTCGCGGTGTACTATAAAGGAAATCAAACATACCGGAGGTACAGCATTGAGTATGAAGGAAATTTTCACAGAAGCGTAATGTCGTTGTTGACAGCCTTTTGCCCGGGGTGTATAATAAAATTATAGAAATGCACCTACGGTTGAAAAAATAAACAATATGGTAATATCACTTTGTGTTTGGATGGTGATTCTGTCATGAATACCGCTTTGCAGACAAGCTACAATCGGATATCAGAGATTCGTGATTTGCCAGATAATTGGAACGAGAATGGTGCGTCTAAATTTTCAAATGAGATTTTGGATACGCTTAAATATATTGTCGAAAGTCTCAAAACGCAACCCGAGATATTTCCGACAGCCAGAGATAGCATCCAACTCGAATACGAAAATGAGAATGGAGATTATCTGGAATTCGAGTTATTTGAGGGCGGAAGATTGAAGAAATTTTTTTGCAGTCACGATGACAAAACGGAGACAAAAGACATCCCGATAGGATTGATGAGCGAGGAAGTTGATAAGTTCTATGCCCTTTGAGTTTGATGAGATGGAGTTACTGCTGAGAGCGGTTTGGCCAGCTAATCAGCGTCCGAATTTTTGGAGGAACGGCAAGCTCTCTAGCGCGGCATTTAAGGATAAAAATGGTCTATCTGTCAATCGTGTATATGACCAGTCTCTACAGGAATCAATAAATTTTATAAGGAAGACTCTTACAGGGGTGATAGTTTCGCTCACTGTGAAGGATTGCAATACGGTGCAAGCATATGTAAAATATTGTCCGTCCTCAACGAATAAGTACCACAGCGAAATTCATGGCAGTAAAACTGAAATAATGCTAAGCGATACTCAGGCGCTGTCCCTTGCAAGAAAAGCGATATTAGTGTTCTCCCCAAAGGCTCAATGTTAAAATAACGGGGTTATTATATTACTTCTGGCTCTGGAAAATTTTACGATCTTGGAAGCCGCAAGGTTCCAGCCGCCCGCCGATGATTCGATTGATAGCCCAAGCATTTGAATTGTTGATTCAAGTCCAAAGCGTCTGAAGAAGCAGCATATGGATAGGGGTGAGGACGATGCTACAGGTTGTGCTAGTAACGGTTCTGATTTACAGTGCCTTGAAATGCTTCGCATATAAAGTCGGGTATCTCGCATTGGTGATGTTCTTTCTTGAGCATGGGGTAAGGGAACCGAATGACGAGGAAATCAAAGAATACCAGCGGAGAGTGCTGGAAAATATTGCGAGAGATGTTTTCCATAATAATGCATGATATAAGTCCCTCGGCCCTCGCGGTCGGGGCGTTTTTTTGTTTTACCCGGAGGTAGCTTTGATGAGGCTTACCGACTTATTCTGGGTCAGGTTGAGCTGTTGATGTGGTTCCGAAGTGCTGTTGCAGGATGATGTGTCGGTTGCTGGAAAATTTATTTTTGTGCATAAAAGTTAAAATAATGTTGACTCGGAAACGTATTTTGTGTATAATGAATATTATACAAGTGCTAAACGCTTGTGTATACTGATGAATACCGACACCAAAGGGGTTCGTGACTAATGCAAAATGAAGTTGCAAACAAATTCCCGGATTCATTCCCAGCCAATTTTGAAACGGATATACTGCCTAAAAATATTGTCCCATTGACATTGCAGGTATATCGTGTATGCATAAGTGGTATAATTAACAAAAACGCATTTCTCAGCACCTACGAAAGTGTCCGACAGGGTCTTCAGCCCAAACCACCAAAATGGAATCTTGATGACCCAGGTACATATTCCACGTCTTGCTTCAAAAACGTGAATGAAGCTCGAAATACGTTGAAATGTTTGAAAAGATATAATCCACCAGCTTTTATCATGGAGGGTGAAGCGACTTATGCGCTCGGACCGCTACAGAGAACAAAAGAGCGTACTGGTAAGAAAACATCTCATATTGATTGGTGGCTTTACCATGACGCAGATCCGAGCAGACTCTTTTATATAAAAACTGAAGGATAGGAGGTTCTTATGAGTCAATTTGCGAATCTTCCCCAGATCGGGACATTGACATTGGAACACACATTTTATGAATATGGCGAACCTATTTTGTTCGTATGTACAGATCAAGCTGCAAATCGTTATTTGTGCTCCTGCTGCCGTCTCTCGGAGGAGTGGCTGATTGCAAAAACCTGTCCAGAAGACTTGATTGAAATTATTGATGATAAGCTTGCGTTTTCGGATGTTTTTCATAATCAACGTTCTTCATTGTTTTTCCTAAAATGGGACGGCGATAAATTCAGTCTGTCGAACAACGTCCCTGCTGATGCCTACCCAGACGTGGATAGTTACCTTGAGCTTCCAGCAGATTGCACCGCTGAATACCGTAATATGCTGGAATCGCACAGTTCTGATTGTTCTGCTTGGGAAAGCCCTTCGTATTTCGCTAAACTAACTCTCCCTTCGATAACGACGAAGTGTGAAGGATTAGTAGAATTGCGAACGTGCACTGATTTTGCAGCATCTCTGTTAGGTCATGTCCAAGCACACACATTGGCTGATACAAATTGGATTTGCAGCGCATATGAAAAACAAATACTTAAGATTCCGTCAGCTGCGGTCATAGAGCAAGAATCGCAAAAAATAGGAGCGGAGCAGAGCGCACTCCTTGGCGGATTTTTGCGCTGTGCAGCATAGGAGGGGTCAAAATGGTGCCAAGCAAATTTCAATTTACGAATCCTGTTTTAACGAAAATGGCTTTTTTAGTTAATGAAGGCTTTAGTCCCGAAGAAAATAAGGATACACAGCTACCTTTTGAAACCAAGTTCTCTGTTCAGCGGGTGGATTCTTGCATGGCTTATGTTTCCTTACAAGCAGACGTTGCTGAAGAATCACAGAAGTACCCCTTTTGTCTTTCTGCCGTCATCGGTGCTCACTTCCGGTGGGATCAAGAGACTGACAGCCAGATAGTAGAGGCGCTATTGAAGAACAACGCGCCTGCGTTATTGCTGGGGTATTTGCGCCCTTATATCGCGCAGATTACAATGGCTGGCCCTTTCCAGCCGGTTCACATACCGTTTATGAATTTTATGGAAGACGATAAAGCTGGAAAACCGTAGCTAAAAGCTTTCTTTTGCTTGAAAAGTGTTTATGGATGGACTAAGTTTCCGTTCCGTTTTAGAGGGACATTTTTCGTTATTTTTATTTATAACGAAAGAACATAACAAAGACTTATGTTTCCTGGCTTTTTCTTATGATACTGACGAAGATCATAAGAAAGCAATGCATGAAAAACGCACGCACGTGTTATTCAATAGCACGCGCGTGTGTTTTTCTTTGTTTTCAATCAGAAAGCCCATAATAGATTAATTAAAGAGTGAAAGGAGATAAATATGATTTTTTCTACTTTACCTAAAAAGGAAATACCAGAAGAACTTGTTAATCAAGTTCAGACAAATACAACAAATGTTTCGGCAATTCAAGATGATGTTGCAGAAATTGAATTACAGCAGACGGCTCAGGATACGGCTATTTCCGGCAATACAACCGCTATCCAAAACGCAGTTGCTAAAACGGAAACCAATACCTCGAATATTACTGCCCTGACAGCTCGTGTGACTGCAAATGAAAATAACATCACCGCGATAGACGGAGAGCTGGAGACGCTCCAGACCACGGTCGGTAACAGCACGTCAGGCCTCGTCAAAAAATCGGCTGACAATGCCTCGAATATCGCTTCCAATACAGCGGAGATAAATAAACTGAAACAGTCGTCCGGTTCCGTTCCGGAGAGCGTTACAAATCGCATCTCTGCACTGGAAACTACAGTCGGCAGCACATCTGATGGACTGGTAAAAGATGTAAATGACAATATGGCAGACATCTCGGCGCTTCAGGGTGATGTGGCGAAAATCAAAACAGAGCAGACCACACAAAACAGCAATATTTCTACAGCATCGTCTAACGCATCTGCCGCGCTGACCAAAGCGAATGCGGCGCTGCCGCTCACGGGTGGGAAGATGAATGGCAATATAAATATGGATTATCATTATATCGCTAATGTGTCGGCCTTAAGCTTCAATCATCCTAATAATATACAGGCTTTAAAGTTATATCAATCAGCCGGTTTAATAGAGATCGCGGCGACAGATGAATACCAGAATGTAGAAATAGCGACCACACGTATTGCGGGGGTAGCGACCCCCATATTTAATAATGACGCTGCAAATAAGATTTTTGTTCTAACGGGTAATCATCTTAGCGGAACCTACCCTAAAACGTCATTAACAATCACGGGCGAACGGATAAGAGCAGTTGGCGGCGTTGTTGAATATGCCGGCAGAATAGATAATTCTGTTTTTGTTGGTTGCGAAATAACACTAACTGGAAATGCACAGTTAAGGTTAGACCGTTTCTATGATTGTATTTTCAATGGCGTCACAACAGAAGTAAATGCAAGCGGTTCATTATTTTTAAACTGCATATTCAAGAATAGCATTAAATTTGCAAATTCGCCGACAATATACAACTGCTACGCGTATGGGGACGCGCAGGTTTCAGGTATATCAACCCAACCTCTCACTCGAATATGATTTACTACAACATTTACAAAACCCTCTCATACAACTGCCTGTTCAATTTTATCGTAGGCAACAGAGGGTGAGGCAAAACGTTTGCTTTTGATGCTCATGACAAATAGCAGTGGACAATGATGGAACATGCGAGGGGGTGAATGGAATGATGTGTGGCTGGAAAAGAGCATATTGTCGTTTTGAGCGTTGAAAGGATAAGATGTTGCGTATTTATTATACTCAACGAATATCAAAGCATTGATTATTTAAAAGGAGGGATGATGTCAGAATGATTGTTTCAGGATTTCCTATGAATGATAAGCCTGAACTTGCAAGAAAACAAGATAAGCTTATTGGCGCTGTTGGACAAGTAGTTGGATTTGATGAAAATGGAAATGCAGTTGCACAGGCTGCGCCAGATACAGGTGTGACATCTTTCAAAGGGAGGACAGGAGCAGTTGTTCCGCAAGCCGGTGATTATACTGCTGCCCAAGTGGGCGCTTCTCCGACAGGCCACATTCATGATGAAAGATACTATACAGAACAGGAAATGGATGAGAAACTTGCCAGTAAATCAAGCACATCTCACACGCACAGTTATGCAGGTTCAAGCACTGCCGGTGGTTCAGCGACATCGGCAGTAAAACTTGTAACAGCCCGTACTATTAGAACTAATCTCGCAAGTACATCTACAGCAAGTTTTGATGGAAGTGCAAACATTACGCCCGGTGTTACAGGCACATTAGGAATAACAAATGGCGGGACTGGAAATACAACTGGGCAAGCGGTATCAGCAGCTAAACTTGCGACATCAAGAAACATCTCCTTGAGTGGAGATGCGACAGGTAGCGTATCATTTAACGGCGCTTCGAGTGTAAGCATCCCTACTACGCTTGCCAATACTGGTGTTGTGTCTGGTGAATATGGAGCGATAGAATTAGTTCGCAACAATAATGGTACCGTATGGGTCAGTAATAATGTTGGATTGCATGGCACATCAGCAATATCTACATGGACTGCAAAACAGGCGTGTAAATTGTCATTCAAATGGAAAGTATCATCTGAAAATGTGTCATATGATTATCTTAATATTGTAGCAGCTGGATCGACTGTGTTGGCAAATACCGGTGGCGCAGTAGAGCAAAGCGGCCAGCTGACGGTTGCACTTTCGGCCAATCAGTCTATTGTATTTACATACCGGAAGGATAATAGTGTCAATAATGGGACGGATAGGGCAGAGATTAGCGAGGTAAAGTATGGGACAGGAACAGCAGATCCATCAACTGTTATTTATGAGAATAATGTGGAATCATACTTTACAATCACAAATTCAACGTATGGTTTTTATCCGGGGATTCCTATTGCGAATGTTACAGTTGATTCTAAGGGCCGTATTACAAAAGAACAGACAACATATATTGCCCCTATTCGTGTAGCAAGAGCTGATAGAGTTGACTCAGCCGCGAAACTTACAACTGCAAGAACAATTCGTACAAATCTTGGAAGTACATCATCTTCTAGTTTTGATGGTACAGCAAGCATAACACCGGGTGTCACAGGGACACTTTCGGTTTCTAATGGAGGCACAGGGCAAACAAGTATGACCAATACAAGTTATACATCTACGCTTTATCGAGGGATAGCAATGAGGACAAGTGCGCCTAGCTCACTTAATAATGGGACAATATGTCTGGTGTATAGTTAAGAATGGAGGACACTTATGGTTAAAATAGAACTTATGGATGGAACGATGCTGAATTGTGAAGGAGTTCATTCCAGTGCATGTTTTTATCAGGGGACATCAAGGGAAGCGTACACTTTTCTTTTCAATCCAGAAATCGATTTGAATGAATTATCTGCCATGTTTGTGCCGGAACTTTGTGATAGGATTATTATTCATACGGAAGATGGGGAGTCTTTTGTTCACGAACATTTTACCATTCGTTATGGATTGGGGTGTAGTACAAAGGAAAGTGCTATCGGAGATATTGGAAACTCAATGAATGTTTCTTCTATTGGGCAAGAGGATGATCCGCAAAAGATATTTGTAGCATGGGTTAAGATGATTCAAACGACTTTGCCGGAGCAGATGATTATACAGCAACAAGAGGTAATTGATAGTTTATTGATTGCGGAACTCGCAAGAAGTGGGGAAAATCCATGAGCATTGCAGTTGGCGTGAGTGGTGTAATTAAAAATGTATCATCCGTAAAATGTGGTGTAAGTGGTGTGGTGAAAAATGTAAGTCATGGATATAATGGTGTAAGTGGTATTAAAAGACAATTCTTTGGCCCTGAGACGGGAATACAATATTTTCTAGCGATACCGACAAACAAATGGGTTGGTCTCGGTGACGAGGATATTTTAAAATATAATAAAGATCTATCATTCATAGGAACATCCACGAGCGGAAGCTATACGATTTATAAATATAGATCAGAAACAATTCAGAATTACTATACAGAGGAATGGTTTTATAAAAATAATAACAGAAGTTATCCAAAAACATATTACGCGGATTATGTTTTATCGAGAGTTGTTGCAACTACAAATACAACATATTCTGAAACAAGAGGGACATATAATAACTATCGGATTTGTGCAATATATGAAAATGAAACATTTGAAAACTTAGAGAGCTATACAATAGACATCCCAAGCCCATCCAGGAATTCTTATTTACACTATTATCGAGCAGATGGACGATATCCTTCTACTTTTTCGGTGACTTGTAGAATAAAGTTTGACGGAACACGGTTTAATTATTCAAATCCAAGATTTTATTCAAATTATGCATCGCAAATTGGAAGTGATTACACTTATAATTTAACAACAAATCAGAGCACCGCTATGCCTGATGGGAATCATAATCTTGGAACTGGTGTTTATATTTCACCAAATTATACCTACACCGTAACGCAAACGATCCAGTTCCCATCCCAATCGATTACATTCAATGGCACGAGTTATCCAATATATTTCTCGTTTGCCCCATTAAAGCACACAACATGATAAAAGGAGGGGTTGACTTTGTTTGAAACATTAAAAAGGTTATACAAAAATGGAAGCATTAATATGCAGGCACTTCAAAATGCAGTAGCTAAAAACTGGATTACGTCGGAACAAATGCAAAAAATTGTTTTGGATTAAAAAGAAGATATAATTATAATATCTCTTAAAAACGAGGTGAAATTTATGTGTATCAATACAAAATTAGCAAATCCAGCTAATTATACGAGAGCTGTTAGATCGCTGTCGTCAATTCAGTATATAGTAATTCATTATACCGGAAATTACGGAGATACGGCCAAGAATAACGCGGATTATTTTGCCAGAGAAAATGTAGGCGTTTCTGCGCATTATTTTGTGGATGATAATGAAATATGGTGCAGTGTTTCGCCGGATCATAATGCATGGCATTGCGGTACAAAGAATAAATACTATCATAAGACATGCCGAAATAATAACAGTATTGGTGTAGAAATCTGTATGCTGGACAAGCAGGGAAATATTAGACATGAAAGCATTAAAACTGCGGTTGCATTTGTTCAGACGCTAATGGATGAGTATAATATTCCAATTAAGAATGTGGTTCGTCATTATGATGTAACACATAAGCAGTGTCCGGCACCAATGGTTTCTGATGCTTCATTATGGGAAAAATTTAAAAAGAGTTTACAGGAGGATGATGATATGGATGTAAATAGATTCAGAGAGCTTTGGACTGAGATGCGTAAGGAGCTTCAGGATAATGATAGCGGTATGTGGAGTGCGGATGCCCGTCAGTGGGCAGTCGATAATGGTCTGATTACTGGAAATGGAACAGTAATCGACGGCCAGCCCAATTACATGTGGGCGGATTTGCTTACTCGTGAACAGCTGGTAACAGTGTTGTATCGATTTGCCCAGATGATGGGGAAGACTTAAGTTTATGAAAAATTGTATACCAAAGATCATCAAGCATTTCGAAAAGCTTGGATTTACCAATCGTCTTGCTATGTATATTCTGCTGTTTTTAGCCGCTGGCCTTGCTGGCGGCTTTATCCTTGCATGGCGTAGTATCAGCTATGGATACACTGGTGCGCTTGCCTGTTGGAGCATTTGTTTCACTCCAATAGGAACGGCTACAAGTATTGTCCTTAGCAGAATTGTAGATAAGAGCAGGGCTGAAAACGTGGGTGGCAACGGCGATGGAATTACCTTCGCATCAGCTCAAGCAAATGGATTTACTCAGATCGATACGGGAAGTGAGGATAGCCCAGCAATTTAATGTGCTTGCAAAAAATCATCTTTTGATTTCAATGCTGCAGACGACAAAGGTAAATGAATGCATTATAATATAGCAAGATATAGGAATATTGATTGCTGTCAACGAATATACTGTAGATACAAAAGTTATGAGCAAAACCAGAAAGGGGAAAATTCATGAAAAATTTACAAAGCGTTCTTTACTTTATTAATGAAATTTATTATAATATTAGAAAAAGAAAAGAGGATATAGCTGTGCCTGTTGCATTGAATTACCAATTATCGATATTCGGAGAATATTCAATTATTCCATCACCTGAGATAGTCACTATTTTAATGAATGCACTTAATCAATCAACAAATGAAGTTTTTCTGCCTAATATAGTAAATACTCAGCAAATTGAAGTCCCATCAAACAAAATATCCTTGATTTCCAATTTGGGATTTGTTACTCAAGATCAACGATATAGTGTTGTTATTCAAAACAATCGCATTGACGTAAGTTTTAATAAAATGTCTGATTATGAAGTAGAGATGGATGAATTCTACGATTTGGCAGAAAGGGTAATTGGAACTATAATAGAGAAATTGAAGTTGACCGCAAATCGATTGGCTGCAAATATTCTAATGTTAACAGAATGCCAAGATTTGAATAAGATTAATACTTTGGGCAGACTTTTTTTAAACGGGGCAAAATATTATGAGAATAAAATGATGTGCGAATGGTCAACAAAATGTAATGCCCAGTCTTCCATTCGGATTTCTGATCGTGAAGAAAAAATAAATACAATTACAGATTTAAGGAGTACAACATCTACTACAGGAGAAGAAGTGGCGGTGCTTTATCATGTTGATATCAATACGCTTCAACAGAATACAAGAATGAGATTTGTTGCTGACGATCTGAAATCATTTATTTCTGAAATTTTGCCTATTGTGAAGGATATTATTATTGATCTAGAAGGGAAGGTTTCTAATGCTTGATGTTTCGGACAAATTGACTTTCTTGAGTGAAAACAATCTATATGAATCTTCAAAGAAAATTTACCCTTTCGGATCTATTGATAAAACAAGAAATCCCACTTACGAATCATCTACTTATTTCCATAATACTGGTGGGCATAAGAAAGCAGAGACTGGTCTTTTTTTTATACAAAGAAAATTGCTTCCTTACGAAGAAGAAACTATAGAGAATATTGCTTCCTATAAGAAAAAAGAGCGGGAGAAAATCATTACTTGCCAAATGAGTGATATATACAATATAATCAGTCATGATGAATTCATTGATGGAGAAACCTCAAAATCTGAGGCATTTATACAGGATTCATACGGCGAGGAAACATTTAAATTTATTGTTGAAGCATTGATGAGACTTTATCTTTCAAATTTGAACAATCCACATATTTTAGAAGGTATTTTGGTAATGGTTTCTTCAATTCCTTATGAAGATATTGAACCAGAGGGACAAATTATGGCTATGGGATTACTCTCAAATACCTCATTAGCTGTTAGAGATAGAGCGATTCAAAGCTTTGAAAGATGGAATTCAAAAAAAGGTTTAGCCGCGCTCAAGAGCTTGGACTGTCATCCGAAATGGTTGCAAAAATATGTAGAAAAAGTAATCACATATATTGAAAGAGATGGAACGGATTAAAATGCCTTTTTTAGTAAGGAAATTAGCTAAAAGAGATCGATTATATGATCTTTGCGAAGAAAAAGTTGTAGAGGAATTTAATGCAGATATTCCTACAACAGAATTTAGAACAACAAATGGATGTCTTTCAACATGGATGATTGATTCGTTAGATAGTTTAGATGATGCAATTTTGGCTATTGCTGTCACATCCAGCGAAATCTCGAAAATGGACGTTATTGTAATTGATACGAGTTTATTGTTAAAAAGTTCACTAAACTATAAACAAACATATGCGGGTCAAGACATTCCTATTCCTGATTTGCAAAACAGACATTGTGACATTGTTGACATTTCGATAAAGAAATTGGTGGATTGTACTAGCCTTTATCAAGAAATTGTTAAAATGGATGCCAAAACAGATGATGAAAACGAAAAGTTTATTGTTCGCTATGCATTAGGTGAAATAAAAGATTTGTTAAAAAAGGCAATTAAAGATAACAGAGTCGATGCAAATAAAGCGAGGGGAAAGATTAAGGTAGAAATTGAAAAACTAAAACCTAATTAGTATTATTGTCAGAAAGAATAGAGCACAGATGAACTGTTTGTTTGTCTGTGCTTTTACATTGCTAAATATTAAGGAGGTATCAAAAATGAATATGAAACAAAAAATTACTAGTCGCAAACTCTGGGCAGCTGTAGCTGGTGTTGTAACCGGTCTTGCTATGGTCTTTGGTCTTGATGAAACAGTTATCAGCACAGTGGCTGGTGCTATTGTGTCTGTTATGTCCGTTGTTACCTATATTGTTACTGAAGGAAAAGTTGATGCTGAAAGGATTAAAAATACAATCGAAGATATTCAAGAATCTATCAAGGCTGTGGAGGGTAGTGGTCTGACTATTGTAAAAAGCACTACTATTTATGATTCTAACCAAGTTGATGATTCTGCGGTTAGCACTGAAATCTCTATTGATTCTGAATAAAATATTAGTGAAAGATAGGTGATCCAATGTTAGAAAAAGTTGCGGATGTTCGACTTGGGCAACTGACTGGTTACTGTGTTATAATCGTAGCGGTTCTTTCTACATTTTTAGAGGTATCTAAAGTTAAAATCAATCCCTGGTCTGCACTGGGACAAGCATTAGGGAGAATCATCAATAAAGATGTAATTGATAAGTTAGATAAATTGGAAATAGTTCAAACTGAAACACGGAAACGACTGGATGAGCATATTTATTTTGACGATAAGCGTACTGCTGATTTACGTCGCACACAAATTTTACGTTTTAACCGTGAATTGCTCCGTGATTTACCGCATACGATGGAGGATTATCTCGAGGCAATAGCGGCAATCGATTATTATGAAAACCATTGTAAGGAACATCCAGAATATGAAAATAATCGTGCGGTATTAGCGATTACTAATATTAAACGGTCATACAGAGAATGGATGGAAAAGCATAACGAAATTCATGAGGAATAATCGACTAAATTATTATGTGTTTTGTTGACAAAAGACCAGATTTCTTGTAAAATAATAATACATAGATGGCCGTAAGACCGTCCATCACAGTGATGAATCAGGTGGTGGGTTAGTTTCCGTACCTCTGTGGAGTTTTGATTAGGGTTTTGGTGATATCCACAGACTGGCTTAGGCGAAAACTGAGAGAAAACCGCCAAATAAAGCGAAAATTCCCTGTTGACAAAATAGGTGATTTAGCATATAATGAAAATGGATAGAGGGCGGCATCCCTCTGGTGTGACTGACACCTAAAATTCGATATTGATGCAGTAGAAGGATTATCCGAAGGAACTGTGTGTTGGTGGGCAACGATAAAACCCAAAAGAGATGCAGTAGAAAGGGATGTTTTCCTGAAGGAACTGTTATGCTGGCGAACAACGATAAAATCGGTCACAAAGGGAGGCGAACAACATTACGGTGTTGTAGTCTCCCTTAAAATTTTGTAACAAAAAATAGATAGAGGACAAAACGCATGAAGAAAAAAGAAGCATTAAGAATTTTATTTCAATTTTTATGCACCTAACAGGTGTTAAATTTGCGGAAGGTAAATATTTATCACCAGATACTTTTTACACTCTTTGCCGTTCTCGTAGATTGAGTGTTAATGATTTTGAACTCGCTCAAGATGGAACAACTGAACGAAAACTTTTAGTGTTACCGGGAATTGTAAGAACCAGTAACTTAGCAGCAAATATGATTGGCGATTATTATGATAGGAAACCAACTTTGATTACCGAAAAGCTAGCAGGAAATATACGTGGTTGTATTGGTATTGTGTATGATAGTAGTAGAAAAAATTATGCTCCTAATACAGTTTTAAAGTTAGATATGAGATTATCAATTCAAAACAAGCAACGTATTATTGCAACATATAAGAAACATAAAACTGCCGAACAGTACGTAGAACTTATATATAAAGCTAAAAAAATAAACTGGTCAAAAATAAGATTTCCAGAGCAGTATGGATATATTCCAATTCCCGATTGCTGATTCAAAAACATACATATGTTTATGGAGTTTAATTATCTACATAATAGTTTAGGGGTACGGGCATTTAGCCTGCACCCCTATTTTTTACGGATTATGAGAAATTTGTATACTATATCGAGAGTCCTTTTTCATTTGGTGTAAAGCTGGTGTACAATTCAAAACGATGCGCATAGCGGATGAACTTTTCACCATTTAACACATATAAATTCAGCCTTTTTAGTGCAAAATTGAAATATTTTTGGTTGATAATTAAAAGCTGGTGTGGTATCATACGGACTACGGCCGTGACATCTATAAGCTGCTGCATATTCCCAATTGTCACTTTTTGTTTGATTTTTTGCTTGTTTAACAATTATAAGTTACTAAAGGTATTTAAATTCGTCTAATGAAATGGTGTAAACTTTGGTGTATAAACAGGATGAGGCTTTGAAGTGGTGTAGGTTTTGGTGTAGACTAATTTCATATCATTCAATCTGGATTTTACCCTCGAGACTTGCAAAGCTTGCCTTTTTCTGTTCTTTAGTCACTTCATTATAAATATCCATAGTAGTGGTAATGCTAGAATGCCCCATGATTTCTTGAATTATTTTTAGATTGGTTTCATTTTCACAAAATCTGGTACAAAATGTGTGTCTAAGATTATGGACAGAAAAGTGCGGAAGTAGTATGGCTTCTCTCATTTCATTTTTGGAATTAGTGATTTCCTCTTCATTATAAGTAGCAATTATACGATTAACCACTTTATTCAGATGGGGTGGATTAAGAATTCCACCTCGTTTGTTCTTGAAGATGAATCCAGAATATCCATCAATGACAGTTTGATTAAACCCGGTTTCCATTTGCTTGCTTTTCTCATCTAGTAAAGCTCGTCGAACAGGACTCATCATAGGAATGATTCTTTCTCCGGCTTTGGTTTTGGGAGTTGATATAAAATATTGACGTTTGGAACTTTCTTTTGTTCCACAAAAAGATATATTGTGATTGATAGAAATGATGTTCTCGTCAAAATTGCAATCTTCCCAGCGCAAACTTATAATCTCACCAACTCTACAACCGGTTCCCAAAAAGACAATAAACAAGTTAAGCCATTTGTTATACACCGGCGAATTTTTAAGAAAATTAACAAAAGCTAGCTGCTGCTGTGACGTTAAGGCATGACGTTTGTCTTGACTCCAAGCGTTTTGCTTTTTAAGCTCACTATACACTTGATAGGCCGGATTTGAACGAATATAGCCATCTCGAACTGCGAGTGTAAATAGAGGATGTAAGATAGTGTTAACGGAATGTATTGTATTAGGCTTTAGACCTTTGTCATAATACATCGATAAATAGAATTTTTTAATATCACTATATTTTATGGAACCAATGCTTTTTTCACCGAATCCTTCTCTTACATATCGATCATATATTCTTGAATACGATGCACGGGTTGATGGTTTAAGTTCGTTTTTCATGCCCATGTATTTTTCGTAAAAGTCATTTACACTTTTTTGGGCAGCAATAAATGATTGAATTCCATCAGCAGTATCACGTTCAAGTTGCTTTTCTAATACTCTTAATGCTTCACAAGTTTTTTTTCGAGGTGGGAGCTTATCTGTTTCAACCAGTCTCCAACTATAAATTGTTCGTCTAACACCTCCAGCGTCATTAAAACGATACATATACATGCCATCTGAACGTTGAGTTTCACCATTTCGTAAAATTCTACCTTTACTATCTTTTCGCTTTCCAGACATTCTCGTTCTCCTTTCAAAGTCTAAAAGCAAAAAGACTCTCGATGATTTAATTGTAACATATCGAAAGTCTTATAACAAGTGTTAAATGACATTAATTTTATCAATATAGTTTTCAAATTTCTTACGTTTGATTTGTAATCTTGTTCCGTTCCAAAGAACGAAGTCAGCATCAGGGTTCTCGCTAACTAACTTTTTCAACTTATCCCTTCCAATTCTGAAATAGGCCGCTGCTTCTTCTATAGACAATGTGTATTTTAACCAAAATGGGATTTTATTTATTTGCATATTGTCTGATGGAATCGCGTTGTAAGTTTGTGTGCTTGTTTCCATATTTATACCCCCCTTGTTCCTAAGTGCATCATAATTGCTCCAATTCCGTTACCAAAGGCAACAACAATCAGGAATAAGATGATTTTAACAGACATTTCATATGACATTAAGGCATAACAAAGGTCTGCAATACAATGTTCTGCTCCAAACATAATGAAACCTGTAACACACAGAGGAACCATATAATCTTTTTTCATTCTAAAACAATCTACAGCTGCATAAATTAATATGCCACACACAATACTGTTTGTGAGCGTTGTTTCAAATGGTAAGGACAATTTACGATCCATAAGCTCTTGTGCAATTTGATTCTGAAACAACATTGCTGTTGTACATCCAATAACATTGCCAGTCAAAATAAGTGCGTTTGTTCTGAGATAATTATTTGCTTCAATGTAACCGACTGTTCCGGTAAACAGTTTTAAGTTCATATTTAGAATAATTAATAATCCTATTGAAAACAGTATTGCTCCATAGATGCCGCCAACATTTAGGTGTATATAACTTGCAATCATAATTGATATTCCGCCTAAAATACTTCTTGAAAAAATATTATTAGTCAATAAAAAACCTCCTTATATTTTTGTGATAGAATTCTTCAGAGAACCCATTAAAACAATTTTACCGCTGCCTTCTATATAGGGGATGTGAGAATCCTCCAATGGACTCCCCATCTTTTTCTATGCGCTTTGACAACTGCTATTTGAATTATTATATCACATTTCAGCAAACAATGATAATGTTTTTTCAACAAAAGACCATTATAAAAGAGCTACGAACAAGCAAAACTGGCATTTTGCACAAAATTGTTGCTGCATCTTGTGCTCGATAACCGTCTACTGCACTATATACATCATTCATGCATTCGCTTTTTGTGCAACTTTTTAAATTTTTTGTTCCAGAAAACAATTTTGTTAGTAATATCTATATCCATTTATTCCTCCTCATATGTAGGCAGCATAGCCCATGCAATTACCGGTTTATTTCTCGCCCAGCTTTCCCATGTAACATTAAACGATCTATGCCATACTATTGTAGATCCGACGGCTGTGATATATGCCTCCCCTACAACTTGTCCATCCGTTGCGAGCACTCTCTTACCGATAGGGGGTAAACTATCATATGTGTTAGTCCATTTCATAACATTTTCCTTTCTCCGGGTTATATGGTTTTGGAATTGCCATCCAGGCAATCACTTTAAAGGAACCAACGTACAGGCTGGGGAAGTGCCATTGATCATTAAAGTACATGCCGGTTTTAACAGTAAGACCAGGAAATGTCGTTCCTTTGACTGTAATCAATACATCTTCTTTCTTGTCTGAAGGAAGTGCTTTTTCAACAGGAATCCATTTTGCATTAATATCCATACCAGGTTCCTTTCTGTTGATAATGCTTATTTTACTATTTCTTATTTAGATTTTTGCGCAGAGTTATTTGATGTACTTCCAATTCCACCAGTTCTGAATGTACTTACATTATCGTCTTCTGTGACACCATAACTCATGATAATTCCTTGTGCAATAGCATCTCCACAATTAATTTGGAGTGTCTTGCCAGGTTTGCTGTCGTTTGTAATTTTGATGAAGATGTGTCCCTCATTCGATTCGTTATTGTAATAATCTTCGTCCACAACTCCAACTGTATTATCAAGCTGCAAACGATACTTGAATCCCAGACTGCTTCTTGGAAAAATCATAAGTACGCAGCCACGATTTAGGCTGCATTTAATACAAGTTGGAACCTTGATTGACTCTCTAGGATTAAGCTTGAATGAAATAGGAGAAAAGAAGTCATATCCGGCACTTCCAATAGTTGCGCGTTGAGGCCTTTTAATGTTTTCGTATTTCTGATATTCTATAATCTCGTTTTCAGGTTTAAGTCTTTCTACAACCACTTTATCATACTCTTTTTTTGAAATTATCTCAAATCTATTCATATTAATGCTCCCATATCATATTTTTGATGGTTTAATTACTTTGAATGCTTTAATGGATGAACAAATTTATTAAACGTTCTGGTCTCACCTCCAGCAGCGTCCATTCGCTGAGACACACATATGCCAGCCTTTTGATTGCTGACGGTACCCCGCTGGTAGTCGTTTCCGGGAATCTCGGACACGCACAAGTCAGCACCACAAATGATATTTACAGCCACGTCATTTGCTTTGCTGAAGCAAAGGCCGTCGAAGTCCTTGATAAATTTGCGGAAGAGCTTCATCCCAAATTCACCCCACCCCAAAAGAAGGTGGAAAATTTGTAAAACAAAAAATCCCTCAAAACCGTCATTTTTAACGATTTTAAGGGATTTCTTGGAGCTGTTGAACAGGTTCGAACTGTCGACCTCTTCCTTATCAAGGCCGGACTGTTTATTGATTTTTCCCAAGAACCACGGGGCTTTTTTTTATTTGGTGACGTACTTACTGACGACACAAAAACGCAATAGCTATATAGCGCTGCTATTGTTCCTCAGGAAATAACAACTGTATCTATGTATCAGTCTATTCCTTGTTCGTTCCGTCCATCATCGCATTGATATTCATTATCGGTAAAACAATAGGATCCGTCTCCGGCTGCGTCGTAATCAGCGAAATTTCAGATCGGAGAAATGGAAAGAGAATTGCCACCGCATTCTTTTCCACCAATTGCTCTTCCATATTTGTCTCACAATCACCACACACTTCAAAATAACCAGTAACTTGGACGCAAACATTGTATTCGTCCTTTTTTTCGCCTGTATATCGCAAAGATACTCGATATCCCCTAGTATCTTCCTTTGTACTAATGGAAATTCCAATCTCATTCTCTACGGATTGGTCATCCTGACGAAAACCAATTCTTTTGAACGATATTTCATCGCAAACAATATGATGCATTTTCAATATACTCTGCATCGAATTATCTTGTACCTGTTCCATCCTGCCCTCCTATGCTGCCGACGTACCCGGCGTATATAACTCAAATACAAATTCTGACCTGGGTGTACTAGAAAACGCAAACGAAGCCTTCTGCTTAACAATCGTTGAATCATATTGCTCAGTTATTCGACAAACATTTGATAGGCATATCTCCACGCTTGATTCCCATAAAATCGTCTCCTTCTCTGCCGAAAAACCCTCAAAAATAACCGCACCAGGACCATCCATACACTTGATATGAGAATCTTCCAATGCTTTTTGCATAATCCTCCTACGTTCTTCAGGTGTCATCTTCCGAATACGCTCCATAATCAAGTTCTCATCCAGCATCGTTCTCACCTTCAACCTTCTTTATTGATTTAATAATAGATTGATTTGAAACACAAATCTGCCTTTGATTGCCCTCAAGTGAAGTATACTTAGATATCTTTCGTCTTTGAAAAGGATAAAACGTATAAATCACAATACCAATCTCAGGAACAAGCTCTTTCATCAGATTACAAGCCCAGCATAGCTGATGAGATCTTTCTTCCATTGACAAATTAGCCGCGCGAACATGCGTATCTCCATCCAACTGTGAAAATTCTTTTACAATTCTCTCCATTTGCTGCATTTGCTCTGGATCATCAAGATCCAGAAGCTGTATTTCCGTATATTCAAGATCCGCAGAAAGAATTTCCGTGCGTCTTCCTTTGTATCGACTATGTGTTCTCCACCAATCCGCATGCGCCTTGTATGCAAAAAAGTACGCACCGCTTCCTAGCCATTCATTGTCCCTATGACTTTCAATGAAATGTTGATCCGATAATATCTTTTCCGCATTTTCATATGTAGTACCATGATACCCCGTCATCTTCACTTTATACACCATTCCTACTATTCCGACGCTATCTTTTCTAGCACCTAGTTTCCTTTTCGAACTCATTATAACACGGAGTTGATCCCGAATCAAGCAAGAAAATGGCCGTAAAAAAACAATTTTTATTCTATTTGTAATATGTTTATTATTTTATACGGTTCGCAATCGTTTCGCATCTTTTTTGTACCAACATTTCAGCAAATACAACAATTATTATATTTTTGTGTTTTTGTGATATAAAATAACATTTTCATGAATTGTATATTTGTATCTGCTATACTCTAACTCAAAGGACAACAGCTAAGATAAGATCAGGATTTTGCATTCCACCGAGTTTGACAGGCGGCGGTGGTCGCAAGCGAGGCCTGCGCAGGAAGCAGGAATCCGCCCATCGACCATCAGCAACTATTACAACGAGATGGTAGACCGCATCAACCTCAGACATTTTGAAGCGGTCTGTCGTGTCTCGTATGATGGCCGAAATAAACCGACCAACAGCTCTGAATATGCCACTCAGGCAAAACCAGACGCATACGAGTGCCACGAGAACCAGTATCCAGAAAATGATGTTCAATGTATCACCTCCACTTTGATTTATCTTTTTCAAAATCAGTATGGGCTGCATACTTGATTTCGATTGCGTTAATATTGCCATTCGTATCAGAATGAATTTTTAAATCAACCATGTCCAGTTGTTCGATGATCTGAGATAAGGACTTTGAATTTAAATCTTTAAGTGTCATGTTATTTCTCCTTCCATAAAATAATCTGACGATGAATCATTGTCTCTTTTACGTTAATTATTCGTTGATTACTCGATCCCTTAAACTGCAACGTTATATCACGCTGCTCAGTTAGAAATTTACCATCAACAATTACATCACATAAATGTACAATGTTTTGAATTGTTTTTTCACTTTGAAATATAGGAGAATTGAAAGCAATCTCTTCAAAACAATATCCAGTGTAAAGCCAAATTTTTTTATCTGGATAGCATTCCTTGAATTTTGAAATTACGTAGTACGTAAGATTTGGACTTGCCAGCGGATCACCACCAGATAGCGTAAGTCTACTGGCATATGGGATATCACGATAGTATTGAAGCAGCTGCGATAATACAGCTTCCGTAAACTGCTTGCCACCCTCCATACTCCACGTTTGAGGGTTATGGCATTTATGGCAATGATGGGGGCAGTATTGTGTAAAAAACACCGCCCCAAGCCCAGAGCCGTTTGCTATATCGTCAAATTCAATACCAGCATATCTCCATGAATGATTAAATTGAATCATTCGCAATTTGTGGAGTATAATTGCTGTGTTTTACACGTTCATGTACTTCTGCCTGTTTACCATCATTGAAGTTATGATAATCAGCGGTTAGATATCCGGTCACGCGACGAAGTTGCTGGATATTCTCACTACCACACTGAGGACATCTATTATTAAACTCGCCTTGATAACCACAATCCAAACAACTGTCGATAGGGAAGTTGAATGCAAGGTACGGAATATCAAGTTCCTTAAACGCATAATCAATGATATCTTCAACTGCCTTTGTGTTCTTCACAAACGAACTATCAAGTTCGATATATGTAATGCAGCCACCGGTCGGATACTTGCAGAATGGTGCTTCACATTGCAATTTCTGTTGGATTGAAACTTCTTCCCATACAGGCACATGATGTGAATTCGTCAAATAATCATGAGAAGTAACGTTTTCAATGATTCCATATTGCTCGCGTAGCCCCATTAATGCAGTCCGGCAAAGACCTTCTGCCATCGTTCGACTATATTTTATTCCGTTTTCACAACGGATATGGCTCTTTCGCTTTCGCTACTCTACTTTCTTTTTGAGATTTCGATAGTCTGTTCACATTTATATCAATTACAATCTTTGTCATCACTGAATCTAAAATAAACCTTTTTTCTAACTGGACGATGATATTTGCACTGCCTTGAAATTGTGGTCGCGTCTATGCCTGTTATCCTAGATGCCTCTCTTATACTTCCAAATTCATTTAGAAACTCGTTTGTATTTGTGTCATACATTTTTACAGAAATGCTTTGAGAACCATCTTTTCCTTTTGCATTTACAATAAGCAAATCATCAAATGCTTGTTGTGTATTTTCGGAAACAGTTCCCCAATACAAGTTCTCTTTTCGATTGTCGGATTTTATATTATTTCTATGACATACAACAGGTTTGTTTTCTGGGTTTGGAATAAATGCTTCCGCGACTAGCCTATGGACTCTTTTTCTTTTCCTAACCTTTTTACCATTAAGAATATAATCAATAGAGCAGTATTTATATCCATAAACCTCATCAAGTGCTTTTTTGTATAAGATATGAGGATGATTATTCCTATGTTCGATAGCATATACAGAACCATCTATATCTATCCAGTGTTCAGGAGCATCTTTAATTGGAGCGGCTGTATCTGGTAAAAATCTTGTTCCCATATTTCACCTTCTTTCAAATAATAATAAATATCAGTGAATAGATTATAATTGTAATTTAGCACAGGATTACATTTCTGCTTTCCCTGTTAGCACGACTTCTATTTGCCATTTCCTGCAAATCCTAATCGTAAGTCGTACACCGTAATAAATACGTTAAGCCATTTTTTCATTCCACATTACTGTAGAAGCCCCCACAGAACATCTTTGTTTCAGGGGTTGCATAGCACGAAAAATTCAGATTGTTACGCTCAGATGCTTCAGCAGCGAATTCATTAATTCGTTTAACAACAGACAGAGCAAAAGCATGAACATCCGAATCACGAATATGATTCCTGCCGAAAAGTGCTTGGCACATTTCAGCGACACCAAGATAGCCAATCGCCAGTGTGTTATGTTTCAACGCGTTAAACACGTCCTTTTCGCAATTTCTTCCATCTTGAATCGTATTATTCTGGTACATAAATGGTGCTGATTTAGGAGATTGCCGTACCATGATTTCAAATCGTTCCAAAAGTCCACGTTCAGTCAACTGCAAAGTTTCTTCGAAAGCTTTCCAGAATCCATCCAGATCAGGCTTGTCACGCATACCTAGACAGATACCAAACTCAATACCAAGTTTTGGAAGGATAATTGTATTCGGCACATTATTACCTCTTCCTTGTCGGATATATCCAAGACCATGGCGGTCATATCCAATTAAAGTTCTGCACATTCTAATCCATTGTCACCAATGGAACTGACTATATCTTCTATCTTTCGATAGCCTTCCGCTTCGGTTTACAGATGCTTCGTTTCCTATAACATCGCTGGTACCAATCTCCAGCCCTACTCCCATACATTCATCAGGGATAGTCGATACACTTTTAATCAAGAATAGTGAACTCATAGTTGTTTAAATTGAATTGCGTCTTTCCTTTTCGTATTTGTGCCATTATATTGCTTCTTGAAATTTCTAATTCTCTTGCAGCAAGTCTTATAGAATCAAAAATCCGCATATTACACGTAGTTTTATCAATTACTTGAATAGTAGTCCCACTTTTATGCCTTTCTTTTAGATAATCACCATAACATTCATTTGTGTATGCTATTATCTATATAGATTTTGCCATCTGATTTATTTGTTATTTTATAAATAAACACAATATCACCTCCTTGTTATGTTATTACTATTCTTGATTACTTAGCACGGACTCAACTTTCTGTTTAAAGTCCTATCCGTTAGCAGGATTATTCCCACACCCTCTGGCGAGGTTCAAAAGGTTTTAGATGAGCTGCATATTACACTTACCCATCGTAGCAAAATATGTATCGGGATCATTTTCATCTTCATGCGCCTGCGACCAACCGCAGTTACACCAGTTTGGATAAATGCGCTTGCTCATAGATTCAAGAGCGAGCTGTTTCATGTCGTAATTGGGATCGCCAGCGCTCGCATTGATACCCTCCTTGTACTGAAAAATACTAATGGGGAAAATGCTTGTAAGGTGATGTTGTCCAATACCATCAATGCTGGCCTCCATAATCCACTTTGTTACAAGTCTACCTTCTGTACTAGTATCGCGTCCGAGGTTAATACTGGTGAAAGGAACCTGCGAACCTTGTCTTGATTCAAGTGTGTTCAAATTATGATAGAGTCCCTGTGCTGCTTGCTTGCCCTCACGCTCCATCATATCTATCGCATATTGATATACTTGCGGAAATGTTTTATAAATTTCTGCATCAATAGATGTATCGCTTGAAATTCCATCAACCTCAAGATCGGTCAAATATTTTATACCATCCATAAAATGCTTATAGAAACTCTTTTTTACGAATGGTGCAAGATCAAAGTCAAGATGAATACTGCCCACACCCCCAAACTGAACTTGACTCTGACACTGGAAAGCTACTGCAACGAGTTGGCAAGCTGTACTAAAACTTGTTGGAGGCCTTACGTCGCCATTTCTTGTACGAAATCCATAATTAAAAATCTCCTGAAAATTCAAATTAAGACAGTTATGAATACCGTAGATTGCCTTTTCGAGATCATGTTGATATACCAACATTTGTTTATGCGCATTGGCAACGTCATGAGATAATCCACCAAAATCCAAAGCGATTGATTTACCAATTTCAGAAGACGCTTCCTTTTCTCTTCCTGAAAATGACATTTCATCGACATTTGCATTGGATCGAATATCGACAGAAGAATTTGCGCGTAATATTACTTTCTGAATGAGATTACTATTTCTATCTCTGATTTTAGTTCGTTCGTTACGGTACAGGATATATGCCTTTGCGATATCCTTTCGATAACTAAGCATAAGCTGGAATTCAACCATATCCTGAATCTGCTCTACGGTCAAGGTAGTGTCTTTGTTAGTTTCCTCAATCTGATCAGCAATATCATATGCAATTCTATCGGTATCAGCTGTGCTTTTACCGTCAACTTCAGTAATTGCTTTCAAAATTGCATTGCTGATTTTTCTTTTATCAAACTCGACCTCTCTACCATCACGCTTAATTACAACCATTTGAAGCCTCCTTTTCAATTTTATTTATGATTTCAAGAGCTTTATATTTTAAGTTTTCTCTTGTAGAATCATTTAAAACATAATAATCTGCAGAATAATTGTCCAACATGGTTTCTGATAAATGCTTGAGCTGGTCTTCACTTAATCCCGAATCGAAATTTGTACGATTAATTCTAATATGTATAACATTAATTTCATTTTCTCTGAAACATGTAATTTCGTTAGGAAATCTACAATCGGGAATCAATATATAATCCCATTCGCTTGGAAATAATTTTAAAATATTGACTAAAAAATCTATAAAAAAGTCGGGCTGCTGTTTTCTGACTATATCAGTTCCGACATACTGCAAGAGGGAACGACCAGCATCATCTTTTTTACCATCCCAGTCAAATAGTGTTTTACATATGTATTTAAGTAAGTCTCCGAAATGCGTGATCAATACACGATTATCAGTTTCTTCTAAATAGTCCTTCATCATATACGCCAATGTATCTTTGCCATGACCGGCATGACCGGAAATTACAATAACTTTCAAGCTAATTCCTCCTTGATACCAGTGATAATTTCAGAATGAAAGAGAGATTCGATCCATTTACAGAATTCACGCCACTCGTCCAATTTGTGGTCTTTCCGCATCGGATAAATACTCGCCAGGACTTCATAGTTCAGCATAACTGTCCGCTTTTGGTTGTAGCTGGAGGGGAGCAACTGAATCAGCTGCCACCAATACTTGTTATCGCTGGTGTCAAGGAATTTCTTACGATAGACATTCAGTGCACAAATCGTTGAATCAAGAACCGAAAGCGGGCATACATCGCCCCAATTAAGATCATCATACCCCAGAAGATGTTCACAGCTAAAGTCGCCGTAGCTGAACTCCTTCGCATGAATCTTGTGCATAGTGGAGCAGGAATTGGCTACTGTACCCACCTTATAGGTATCGAATTCCTTCCACCAGTAGAGCGGGGCGGTAATATCAACATATACCGTGATCATACGGCGATACTTGGCGTGCACTGAACCACCAGCAGCAAGACGCATCATTAAGTCGTGATCTGCTTTGCCTACTTTGAAATCATCATGGCATCTATCGCCCCAATACTGTAAACCACTATCGGACTTCGACCAGCTATTCATTGGATTTCGCATACCTCTAATAGCAGGCTCTAGGCCAAGGACTTGTGTTTTTTCAATAAAAATCATAAATATCCTCCTTGGTTAACAGCTTCCCTTGTAATATGTATCAAAACAATATTTGCAAATGTATCCTTTGCCGCCGTTTGGTTTTCTAATTTTTCGCAATGTCCTACTCGATGTGCCACATTCCATACACTGGACATTATTACAAGTCTTTGGCTTCTGCTCTCTGTATTTGTTTCGATTCATGTTCAATATCCTTTCTTCATTTCATAAGATTTTTTAGAGTAACAAAAATAGTGATCCCCTATTTTTTCATATAGATATTTGTTGTATTGTCCCATTGAAAAGAAAACAACACCGGCATCTAATACAGTATAAATTTCAGATAGAACTTCATCGACTGCATCATATTGCTCCTGCGTTGGAGTTGTATAAGGAATACGATAAGCAGGAGTAAACTGATTCTTTTGAAATATTACCTTTTCAACGGTATCAGGAAATTCATCACTTAAAATACGATTAAATATCACCTCAGCAACTGCTTTCTGCCCAAGATATGATTGATCCCGCGCTTCCAGATAAACAATTTTTGCAAGAATATCTCTATCTGCAGAAGTAATATTCTTAGCAATCTCGTGATAAAACGGAAGCTTTTCTTGAATGTCTGGCGAGTTTTTTGCATACTCAACAATTTTATTTTGAACATGCACTCCTGTACTCATTACCGCATGTGAAACCATTTTTTCATGCTTTGAACATGCAGTTGTATATGTACACGCTAATAGAAAAACTGCAGTTAAAGCAAACAATGTTTTTTTCATATAAATTCATTCCTTTTTAATTTGATATGGTATTCCCAAATAATCCATTACTTCACAATAACCAAGATCGCCCTCCTATTTGCTTTTTGTATTCTGTGCTCTTCCTGCGACGCTTAGTTGTCCACTGAAACCAGTAACCACAGTAGGGACAATACTTAAGTATCCGCTCAAAGAGTCTTTTCATGATATCATCTCCAAAAATTGATTTTCAGTTAGAATATTTACCCCGAACTGTCGGGCTTTTGAAAGCTTAGATCCCGCCTTTTCGCCAGCGATAAGGTAATTAGTCTTTTTAGAAACAGAACCAGAAACATTCGCGCCAAGTTCTTCTAACTTATCAGTAATACTATCGCGCGTGAAATGCTTAAGCGTGCCAGTAACAACAACTGTTTTATTAACGAATGCAGAACTCTTAATTTCTTTTACCTCCGGCTTTTGAATTTGAATGAAATTTAGCAAATCAACATAGTTTGTTGCATTAAATGGATCATTGAACCAATTTTTAATATTGTCAGAAGTAGTCTGGCCAAAATCATCTAATATACTCCAATCAAAGTCCTGATTGATTAAGTATTCGAATTCTGAAATATCCCCGTGACAATAATTGGAGATTGATTTTGCTGCGGTTGTACCTATTGTTGGAATGCCCAGCGAAACAAGAAATTTATCGAGACTAACAGTTCGCGATGTTTGAATTGCGTCCCATAATTTATCGTAGGCTCGTTCACCAAAACCGTTCATTCTAATAATTTCGTTTCTGTGTTGATCCAGTTTATAAATATCAACAAATTCTTTCAACCAATTCTTTTCAATAAAATGTTCAAGCGTAGATGTAGATATCCCTTCAATGTTCATCGCTTGCTTGCTGACGAAATGTTCAAATCGGCTGAGTCTTTTTCCTGTGCAATGAGGATTCACGCATGATACGATTTCTGTATTGTTTGATTTCTCAAGGATTGTAGGAAATCCACATACTGGACAACAATCAGGAATTTTGAAACAATCAGAATGTTCAGGAATCATTTCTGAATCAGAAGGGAGCCGCTTTTCGGCAGTCACAATTTGAGGTATAATCTGATTTGCTTTCATAACAAATATTTTTTGAGAATTGTGTGGGAAATCACCGAGTAAATTCTTCATCACAGTAACATTATGAAGAGAAGCCCGTGATATAATTGTTCCGCCGATTTTAATTGGGTCAAAGACTGCAACTGGTATAAGCTGACCACTTCTCCCAAGTGACCATTCTATATTCTGCAGTCTACTCTCGACTACTTCATCTTCAAATTTAAACGCTAATCCATCGTTGTTGTGATGAGATGTTCCGCCTAACTGTTTCGAATATGTAATGCTATCGTATTTTATCACAAGCCCGTCAATAGGTATTCCTTCTTTTTCAGCTGCATATTTCATCTCTTCAATCCATTCAGGCAAATATTCCTTCGCCCATTCATAGACAAAATATTTGGTTATAGAACTCTCAAATCCCATACGAACACAATGAGCAATTTTATCAGACCGGGCATTATCACATTCTTCATCTAACCCCTCTAATACATCCCATAAGATGAAGCATACATTACGATTTGCACATATCTTACTATCAAGTTGCCGGACTGATCCGGATACAAGATTACGAGCATTGGCATATGCTTTTTCATCTGTAGATAGATTATCATTGATAGTGTTAAAATCTTGTTTATGAATGATAGCTTCACCGGTTACGCGTAATAATCCTTTATACGGTATTGTGAGCGGAATATTATTAAACACCTTAGCATTATGTGTAATATCTTCACCGATATGTCCATCGCCACGAGTAGATGCCTGAATCAATAATCCATCCTTGTACAGAAGTTCAACAGTCAATCCATCGAGTTTCAACATTAAAAGGCAAGGATTTGCTTTAGAAAAATCAAGAATTGTATTAATATCTTTTGTCTTATCGAGTGATAACAAGGGAATATCGTGTTTGACCTTATTCAGTTTACTTTTTACTTCGTACCCAACAGTCTGTGTTGGAGAATTGCTAAGAACAATCCCACTTTCATGCTCTAGCTGTTTCAATTTATTAAATAATGCATCATATTCTGCATCTGTAACAAGAGGATCTGACCGGTTATAGTAAGCATCGCGATATTCATTCAGTTCTGCTACAAGAGATTTTATGTTTTGATTCATACTTTCACCTTTCTTTTTATCTGTATTTTCATAGCAAGAAATATTTACTATACATCAACTTCGTCTGAGAATACTTTTAAGAAAATATATAAACACACCATATAAATAATATCCAGAGTATTTGGGATCAGGCATAAACATCATCTGGAGGCCATACCGATGATTAAATGTATGTAGACTGGCAAGATAGGCTTTAGTTGAAAACTTAGTATTATACTTACCTGTAATAATATCTTGATAGTTTGCATTCTCTACCAGCAGATATTTTACGCCGGGATATGTAGCCATTTCTTCTTCAAATCTTGCACGATGCTGAGAGAAGTTGCCGCTTAATTCCTCCAGAGAACCTTTTCGCTCTACCATAATCTCTTTGTCAAAGTATAGATCACGTTCAATATTCAGTTCGGGATTTGCTGGCACATAAAAACTATAATCTCCATTTGATAACGCCTTTGTCTTATGGGGCATTTTATTTTTGTCGAACCAATCAAGAATATGAGAGTTGCATTTTTCACGGGTATCAGTAAGAACTACAATAGATTTTACTAATTGTTCGATTTCTTTGTCTGTATACTTGTACAATTCTAAAATAAATATCACCTCACTTGTTATTACTATTTTTTTCTCGCTGCTTTCATTCGATTTGAGATTTCTGACTTTTGCTCATCAGATAAAATTCTGGGAAATCTTACTTTAATCCATTTCTTAGGCATACTATATTCAGCCCAGTATTCTCCTCTTCGAACGACTTTGATATCTGGATACTCAGACAGTTTGTTATCGATCTTTCGTATAAGCGATTTGTCATATGTAAAGATATATGCGTTTTTTTCTTCGTTATTGTAATTGAAGATAGTCTCCTGCTCATATCTGCTTAGATTCATTATAACCCCCTTTTACGATTTGTATTTTTAACTGGCTTTTAATGCTGAAAATGTATAAAACTTTGGATATAAACCTCGATTGATACTATACAAGAATTCAGTGCTATCAGTCATTCGAGCGTATTAATCCATCTCTCCTTCATCTATTGTTTTATTTTCTCTGATAAATGACCACTTTTTTAAAATCCGTTCTTTGTCAGATGAACTTTGTTGCCATTCACCTTCAGAATTTTTTGACCAACGACCTTCCTCCGAACATTCCATAGTCTTAATAATATCGCCCACGTTGATAGGTGATTCATCGTATTTTTTACGCCGCACCTTAACAATTTCAGTGCTGCCATCACACAACCGATACAATGTCAACTTAGGATTTTTATATTTACATTCATATTCCTGAACAAAAGAATAATCAGGCGACATATCAGGCATACAAGTCTTTACATAGCCAATATTATCAAGTTCATATTTCAGCCGTTCACTAAGAGAAATATCAATATCATCTAAATCATTCCAGATTTCATGCAGCGCAGAATCATAGTCGAATTTACGATACTGTTTCTCTGTCTCCACCGAATACTTTTTAATATATTTAATAAATTCAACAGGAGGATCAGACTTGCTAAACTGTGATCGACTGAAAAGCCTATCAAGAATTTCAATAAACTTCTTAATCTTGCCAATAGAAGCGAAATCATCAAAATAGCCAATCTCAATCAGTGTATTGATCTTGCCACTATTCAGATTCTTTTTCTTCTTCAGGTCTTTCCATAACTCATAGAATGAATCATAGTGCTTTTTGCCAAGCGTATATAAGTCATTGGCACATCCCTGACTAAGCCCTTTAATTGACAGCAACGAGGGATAAATTGTATGATGCTCTGGATCAGCAACGAACTTTCTATTGTCCAAGCCAAATTTATACTCACCCTCTATGATACCGAATGCATGACTCATTTCCTTCTTGAGTTCTGCAACCTTATCTTTTTTACCCTTGTCAGAATAAGTTTGAAGCAAAACCTCATAGAATTCATAAGGATAATGTGCTTTCAAATATGCGTTATAAAGACTGTCCAGCGCCATACAGTAGGCATGGGCTGAATTAAATCCATAGTCACAAGAGTCAGAGATAATCTGCCATACTCGTGCAGCATCTTCTTCTGCCTTTTCCTTTGGAGTCCCTTCCTCCATAATCCGATCACGAAACCCATTGACGAATCGTTCCTTCAAAGGACGAACCTTTTCTGGATGCTTTTTAGCAATAGCCTTAATAATTCCATAACACTCATCAATTGGAAATCCTGCATAGTTCAAAGTGTTCATTGTCTGCTCTTGATACAGAATGAAACTTTGAGGAAGTTCTTCTGTCTGAAGAATCTTATCAAAAGCAGGAATATCGTATGAGAAGTCCTCACGATTTTCAAGTTTAGAATACATTGACTTGAACGCCGGGCGAATAGCTGCAATAAAAGCCGACAGCTCAGATACATTCTTTGGCCGATATTTCATCGACTTTCTGGCAGTAGATGCTTTTTCAACCTGATTTACGCCTATCGTGTAACCATTAGCATAGATACCCCATACCAGCTGGTCATTCTTAACCAGCTCTATAAGCTGATTGACTGTATGGGGTTTAATACCGATACGTTTATAAATCATATCAACAAGTAAAACAACATCAACTTTAAGAATGTCATTCTTCAAGAACTTATAATTTTCTGCAATTGCGCCATCGATAACTGCAGTTATGTATTCTTTTTTGGTTGATTCACTTTTACATTTAATCAAACCGATTTCTTCACGAATGCTTCCACTATAAAGCAAATAAGCGCAAGGAGCTTTTTTCTTATCCATAATGATGCCTTGATATTTTTTACTTGCATCAATATACGAATGATATTCCTTATCTACGTAATCGTAAATGTCAATTTCATCTTTTTCATCATCATCTGCATATTTTAAAGCTTCATCGTACTTTTCAATTTGTGTTGAAATCGTATTTGCAAGATTAAAATCCATATTTTGCGCTCTTGAATAAAGTTTGAAAGCACTCTTCTTTTTACACGTGCCAAAGGCAATCATAGGATAGGCATGATCCTTACCAAGAATCTGCTTCTGTGCTTCCGCTGCGATATCAGGAGTCCCCCAATTTAGGTCTATATCCGGTAATGATTTCGTTTCTAAAATACGGCTTTTACTGATAAATCGCTCTGGATAAAGTTTGATTGGAGATTGGAAACGGTCTACCTTCGAGAATCCAAGAAGTGTATTGGTGAAATATCCTACAGAACTACCACGACCAGAGTTAGTCAAAACGCCTCCCATTTCGATTGCTCGTTTGACCATGTAATAGTCAATCAGGAAATAATCTGACATATTTGTGTCCTTAATAACCTGAACTTCTGTTTTAACACCTTCAAAATACTCATCATATTGTTCAGGCGGTACACCTTTCATATATTCTTTGAAAAGGCGTGTAATCAATTTACTGTATTCTTTATTACGTTGTTCCTGTGTCAACTTGGGCAGTAACTTACCATCAATTTCATGCTTACCATCATATAGGGTGGGGAGTTTAATATCCTTTGAAAAAATCGGATTAGGCTCACCATTCGGTAAAATAGAGTAATCATCAAAATCCAGTAGCAGATCAGTATTATTCATTGCCTTTTGAATCTGCTCTTTAGTAAATATGTCCTGCATTAAGAAGCGTTGCATGGTGGTTTCATCATCTGGATAATCCATATACCAGCCCTCTTCTTCCTCATTACGTAAAGGGTTAGAGGCAAGCATGAAATCACGTTCTACCTTTTCTTCTGGATAAATGTAATGACTATCCATACCAGCAATCATTTCAATTCCGTTTTTTTCAGATAACTCCAAAATACGCTTGTTCAAAGCAATTTGCGACTCTGTATTGTGATATTGAATCTCAAGAAACAGATTGTTCTTGAAATAGTTATGTAACTGAATAAGTAAATCTTCAATGTCTTCATAACGCCAGAATGCAATACAGGCCGTTGTAATTATTACATCATTTGCTGGCAGACTAAGTAGCAGTTCCATGTCAACACGAGGGCGGAAGTAATAACCATCTTCATTTGCAGTAGAAAGAATAGAATTAATTGCTCTACGTCCATTTTCGTTTTTAGCAAGTATAATGATATGTGCATTTGTTCTATCTTTTTCATGTCGATTTTTTACCCAATATGCTTCGCATCCAAAGATAAATTTCAAATCATATTGTTTTGCTAATTCAAATGTTTCAAAATAGTAACCTTGGTAACCATGTTCTACGCTGGATATTACCTTGTGCCCTAATTCAACCGCACGTTTAGCGTAATCTTCATTTACAGCAGCAGAATCCTTAAATCCCCATGGATTACTATAGGACGTATGACGATGGTAATTTTGCATTAAATCATCCTTTCTTTGTATGAAATCACTTGTATTAGTCGTGCTGATATGCTATACTTAATATAAATATATTAGGAGACAAACCAAATGGCAATGATTCAAGGAGAACATACTTGCATTTATTGTGGGAAACATTTAAGTGGTATTATACAATTCGAGAAAATCTGGAAAAAGTTAGAATGCTTTCTGTATATCAAATTCCCAATGATGCTTCTCTCGCGTTTATGGAGTTTTCAGATATAACTAACAAAAATGAATTACAAACTCGTCGCAGATATTGCGATAAATATAATATTATTGCTGAAGATGAGAACATTTAAAGCATTGTTGAATTTGTATGGAATCTAACGCCTTTTTATCAATTTCTGTAATTGTATCTGCATCTATATTATTTACTGCTACACACATAATCATATTATTTCTGCAAGTGTAAACGAGTGATTCGTCTTCTGGTCGATATTTACGTGTTAGCAACATTTCTGATAGACAATCTTTTTTATGAAATGCTTGACCACTTTCTGTTTTCATTTTAATACTCCTGTACAAGAACCTTCAAACCATATTTTCTTGCAGTTTCAATCATATGTTTTGTTCCAGAACTTTTGCCATCCCAAAAAGCAACTAGAGCATCTGCGTTTTCTGCCATTTCAACATTACGAACAAATCCAGCAGATTTGCCGTATGTATCCCAATTCGCCGGAAAGTAACAAATTCGATAATTATATTCTCTTGCAAATTTTTCACCAAGAGTATCAGCTCCTCTTGCTCTACCGCATACAATATACGGATCAACCACTGAATTAACCGAAAGAAACTGATTAACAGTTTGTTTCAGAAATTCATAATTATTAAAGTCTCGACCACCAGCAACAATAATTTTCAACATTTTACTCCTCCTTAAAACAAATCTGCGTCTTCATCGTTGTCAAGTTTGCGCAATTCCCATTGATCATTAAAACGCTTAATATGAACACAAGTCTTTCGGAAATTACACAAGTTATTACAGAAGAACGTATCCTCAACCGCTTTACCGCTTCCGGTTACACGTGTAAGTTGCCGGGGTGGCCACTGACTTTCGTCATCAGGATCAAGAGATTCAAACAAATCTGCCATCTGCTTCAAATAGTCAATCGTTTCCTGCCGCAGGTCATCGGTGATCTCATATCGCCGTACATAAGGTTTAACAATATACCTCTTTTGAACTTCTTGCGGTAACACATCCAAAGAATTTTCTTTAAGAGCATTTTTGATCATAATTTCAATGTCAATCTCATCATAACCAAGATCTTCAAGATCATTTTCAATATGATGTTTCAATTCGCTAACCAGTTTACCGCGATTCAAAACTTTTACAATTTCAGTCTTATTCTTAGAATTAGACCGCTTCTTACCCATGAATTTGACTTCGCAGTATTTCAGCATAATCCATGACACATCACGCACCGTATACCCCTCTGCCTCTTTTGCCAGAGCATAAAGAACAAGCTGCCGCCCATGATGCAGAAGATCAGCCGCTTTGAAATCTGTAGATGTTTTCCAATCGTAAATTGAAATAGTCCCATCTGCATTTTCACGAATAAGATCAATGTAGCCCTGAATATACCTGTCCTCAGACAAAGGATAGATAATCAGTTGCTCAGTCTGGAACTTTCCCTTTGGCGGTTGGAATGTCTTACAGAAATGTTTCATGTCTGCAATCCAGTTGTTGCGGATACTGTCATTACCCTTGAAATCTTTTGGAAACTCAATCCCAAGCATATCCAAATCTAAAAGTTCTTGATTCAGAGTATCAGGGAGTTCATCAACTGTAGC